ACGACTCGCCGCTGATCGTGACCGTGATCGTGTTCGATCCACCAGAACTCAACACACCCGCGTAGATCATTCCGCCGACGGAACCGGATCCAGACGAGCTGTAGACTTTCTGCGTGTAGCTGGTGCTGCGCGTGTCGGCGACGCTGGGACTCGATCCAGAGCTGAACCAACTGTGACCGATCACCATAATGTTTCCAGACGTCACGTTGCGCTGCATCACACAGACGTTGGTGTTGGATTGCGACACCTGGACGGGAAGATCGTAGGGGTAGGGGAATTGCGCCGCAGCGAGCGCTGGAAAAATCAGAAAAAGAAAGCCGCAAAGTATTCTTTTCATCGTTAGTTCGCCTGTACCACTGGAAGCCTTTGCGTCGTCACTATGGCTTGATACGCATTGATGGCGCTCGACGCCGTGCCGGAGAGCGTCATCTTGATGATGACCGCGCCGCCGCCGACGCAGTTGTTACCGCTCGTGATCGCTGTGAATTGTCCGGTCTGGGACCAGGCGCGGTTTGCCGCCGCCATCGTCTGGGTGCCGAAAGCAGACTCCGCGTTGAACGATGGGTCATCGGTGACGGATCCGTCAGCTTTAGTGCAGGCGCTGGCGACGGTCCAGATCACGGTGCCTGATGTGTTCGCGCCGGATCCGTACTCGATACGGATGTAGGGTTGCGACGCCGAGTCCCAGTCAGCGGGGATCTCTAGCCGGAACTGTGCAGCGCCGCCGCTGGAGGGTGCGAGCTGTAGAGCGCCGCCGATATTATTCGTTCCTCCGCGACACGCCACTGTCCAGGTGGAGGTTGCGTAGCTCCAGCCTGCGCCAGCGACAGCGTTGGGACAGTTGGCGGAGGGAATGATCTTGGTCTCGGGATAGTCACCGGCGACGAATTGACCGCTGCCGTTGGTACGCAGGTAGTTGGCCGAGACGGGGATAGACAGTCCGTTGACCTTGACCACGGTTACTGCGTTCGATCCCGATGTTGTTGCATCGCCGCTCAGTTCAGATGCCGTGAGAGGGTTGCCGCCCCGGACCACTCCGGTGAGTGTACTAGTTGTTGCTGTACCTCCTTGGTTGATCGGGAGCGCGGCAGATAAATGTGTCGCCGTGACTTGATTGGAGGTATTGATATCGGTCCCGGTCAGCGCAATGGAATTGTTCACGTAGGCCGACGTCAGTGTGGTGCAGGTCGGGACGCTTGATGTATTGATCGCGGTCACCGCTTGATTCGTGCAGGTGCCGCCGACGATGGAAGCGGTACCGATCGAGGTGGACATGGTGGTCCTGTCATCGGTAACCGACGTGATGACGCCGCCCGAAGTCACGACCACTGCCAATGGGATTGTGGTCCCGTTGAACGTGGAGGTGCTGGTGGCGGGAACGCACAACGACGTGGTGTCGAGATAGACATAGTTTGTAGTGTTGTTCGCCATCGTCAACGTGCCACTGGAATAGGTGCGGACAGTCCCCAGGCAGAACACGGTGCCAGCGGAAATGTTCAGCGTCAATCCGCTGCCGGGAGTGGACCAGTATCCGGGCGCGACGCCGTTGACGTATTTCGCGTTGACTGCGTAGATCGGTGCGGTCGTCGTTTGCGGTTGCTGCGCCCATACCACTAGCGATGTCAGCAGCAGTACCAATCCTAAAATTGAAATCGAAGATAGTTTTCTCATGCCCATACCTCTGCCTCTCCTGTGATGCCTGCATCCGATGCCGTCAGAAACAAATTGGTGATGTCCGCTGAGATTGCGCCTGCGATTTGTAGCCAGATGTTACCACCGCTGCTCATGCGAACGATGATTAGTTTGGGGATCGCGCCCAGGCCGTGCGGGACGCTGAAGTTGCCGCCAGCTCCAGGGGCCAGTGCGATCGATGCGAAACGCGTCAGTGTTGGCGTACGTGGTGCCGTGATCCATGCGTAATCTTTCCCGGTGATGGGACCGAAGCTGGCGACGAGGTTGAGATTGGTCGAAGTGTAGGGAGTAGCGCCCTTCCAGATATCACCAAGAGAATCCATCTGGACGATACCGAGAGTGGGCGTTGACGCGAGGCCGTGTGGAACACTGAACGCGCCGGGGACGGACGGTGACAGTGGTACTGACGCGTCAGCGGGAGCGTAGAAGAATGAGACATTCGCGGTGAGTCCTGCATCCGACGCCGTGAGATAGACATTGGTGCCGTCCACAGACAGCGGACGCTGCAGCACCATGATGCCGCCCGAGGTCATTTGCACGATCGCGAATAGCGGCGTCGCGAGTAACCCGTGCGGGACAGTGAAGTTCCCTCCCGCCGGTGACGTCACTGAAATTGTTACGATTTCCGGCGCGGGAATGATCGCGCAGCCACCGGGAACATAACTGTACGCGGTGCAATCGGGAAGATCCTGGATACCGCCGCCCAACGCATTGAACGCCTGGAACTTGAACTTGAGCGTCTGTCCGATCCAGATCGCCTGCATGAACAGTTTAGCGACACCGCTGCCGTCGCCGAAGACACCGGGACTGGCGACTGACGCCGCGCCCAGGAATGCGAAACGTTTCCCGGCGGCGTGAGAGACAGATCCCGACAACGGTTGATGGTAGACGTTGCGACGGATCCCGTTGGGACTAGCCGGAATCGTGTAAGCGTTAGGTCCGGTGAGTGTCGCCGTCGAGTACGCGCCCAGCTCGTAGCCACAGGTAGTGGATCCCTCGACGTAGAACGGGTGGACAAAATTATTCATGTCCGAGACCGGGAACGATGCAAGTGTGCCGAGGCTCTCGCTGAGGTCTACTTTAAGATCGTTAACGACATCAGGGTCGAGTCCCGCAGGCCAGGACTGTGTCAGGACACCTGTCACTGCGTTGCCGAAGATGGTCGCGATCGGATTCGCGCCGTACGATGTGCCGCCGTCGGTCGAGACCCACACGAAGCATCCGCCGTAGTTGGGATCGGCGTTGCTCACGGGTATCCAGAGTTCCTGTTCACCGTTCACGGTCATTGCCGTCGGCGGCTCTAGGAATATCGGAGTGTTGACGAGAGCGGGAACAACACCGCTATCGGGATTGTTCGGCGCGACGACAGTGACACCAATAGCGTCGGAGTCGGGAGCATTGAGACCGTAGATGAAAGGTTCAGCTTCACAGTCCAGGTCGAGATTCTCGTTCTCGACAACTTTAGTGAGGATCACGTCGATGTAGCTGAGTAAATTGTTGGGATCGGGAATCTTGATTAGGTCTCGCGCCTCAAGTCCCGACCACTTCTGCGTCATGGTAAAGGAATAAGTATTGAGCAGATGAGTTTTACGGCGCACCGAGATCGCCAGGATCTTGCGAGCTACCAGCGGGTCCTGGATCTCTTCCAGCAGTGTCGGCGGCAGTGGCCTGGGACCGGCGAACGTGATTGCGGCGGATTCCGGTTGTGACGCCGTCGAGTGATTGTAGTCGTTGTCGCGATCGCAGAATTGGATCTTGTCAACGTTGTTGGCATCGACCTGTGCTTTGCGCTTGATGATTACTGGAGATTTCTTGTTGTCCGCGACGAGATCGTCTTGCGTCAGTGTCGTGATGGGACCGGACGCGTAGTAGGAATTGAAAATGACACCGGCACCGACCGCGCTGACTTCGCTGCGGGGAATAGTTTTGAGCACGTCACCGGACCAGACAGGTGCGGCGTTGGCGCACTGGTAGTATTCCTTCAACCACTCTGATGCTTTGCGCTGTGACCGCATCGCGATGCTGCCGACCAGACCGTTCGCCCAACATTGGTTGCGCGTCAGCTCCAAGGTGTCGTTATCGAGAATGTTCCCTAGCGCCTTGGGTAGCGGTGAAGGTGCGCCGGACATCGCGATCATGCCGATGTTGTAGACCGTAGCCGCGTCGATATGGAATTTGACCGTGTAGGTCCCGGCAGCCGCGACGAATCGCTTGCACAGCAGAGGTTGATTGGTCCCAGGTTGGAGGTTGGGAATGACGCTATCCCAGTGGACAGGGACATTGGTGTTGTTCACCGACGGGGATTCGACAGCGAGGAGAATATAGCTGGGGCGCGTGACCGTGATCGAGAGAGAAATATCCGCCGCGCCTACTGTAGTCCCTTGCGCCACCGCTGTGTTCTCGACTTCATTGGTGCCGGGATCCATCTCGAAAATATAAGTGCGGACGTCGAACGAGAATCCGCCGCCGCTGTTCCACACCGCGGACACTCTATTACCGATAGGGAAACCTACTGAATTGGCATACCAGAAGCCAACGTTGCTGCCGAGCATGATCGGGGTGAACGCGTCACCGGCATCGTCGAAAATAGTGGGAGGTCCGCCGCCCGAGCGCCAGCGCGTGAAGTTGAGAATGAGATTGCCGACACCGTTAGCCTGCGTGAACGGGATCTGTGCAGTGGGTGTAGGTTCCAGCTGCAGGTACATCGATTTCTGGATCGTGCCGGGGAGGTCGTTACAGTTGAGGCCGCGCTGGATCAGGCCCAGTTGCGACAACACCTGCAGCTGCCCGGACATCATGGCGTCTTCGATCATGTCCACGAAGTCTGCGTCGCCGTGAGGATGGATACAGTGGCTACCTTTAACTTCCACGCGCCAGTCGGGAAGCATCCCGGTGCTGCCGAGGTCGATGTCCGATGACCCTAGTCCCGCGTCGCACGGGTGGAGATCCTGTTGCGACGAGAGTCCCGCGTCGGCATATTCGGTCCCGCTGCCCAGGATCTGTTCAAACGACATACGATTGTACGTGATCGGAGGTTGGAACTTGGTGGCGCTGGTGAGACGCATGTAATAGACATTGATGACACCAGTACCATTAGGTAATCCATTGCCGGGAGCCAGGAAATTCTGATAGTAGGGAAACGTGATGACGTTGGATCCCGGCTGCCAGTTAAAGAGCCAGGGATACTGGCGTGCGTAATTCATGTTCACGAGATTCGGCCCTGGGTGCCAGATATTCCACAGCGGGTGCTCGTAGCTGTTGTTGTAGAACTTCTTCCCGAGGAAAGCGACGTCAACCTGGAGGCCGGTACCGCCGCCCGTGAGTGTAGTGGTCGGGACTCCGTTCGCACCGACGTAACCGGAACCAGGGAAATCTACCGCGAGCGATGTGGGGACGCCGCCGCTGACGCCGTCAACGCGACCGACGCAGTTGCCGTCGCCGCCCGTGACGAGGAATGTGTCTCCGATGTTGTATCCGGTACCTGTGCTGGGTGGACCAGGGAATCCGAACGGGAACAGGACATTGACGCCGGTAGCTGACGCCGGATCTCCGTAGTCGTCGAAGGTCCCGACGAGATCGACGTTGGCCGTGACACCGAGAACAAAGTAGAAGTGAGAATCGGGAATGGTCAGGATATTCCCCGGCGACACAGTGTACTTCACGAACTCCATCGTGTAGCGATTGGTGTTGTTCGACCAGAGCTGCAGCACTCCCTCGATCGGGTTGCTGCCGACGAGGAAGTCCACGTTCTCGACGTAGGTGGGTGGACCTTTGCCCTTTTTCGCTTTCTTGTGGCTGCCGCCCTTACGCAAATTTGCTGCCCAGATCGCGAGCAATGTAGACCGTGTGGTGCCGATGATCGTCGGCTTCGTCATGCCGTACGTCGCGGCATTGAGCATGGTACCTAGAGCTGTGGGCTTGGACGCCGAGTTGGACTTTCCACCGATCACGAGATGTGCTCCAGTTCAAACTTGGCGACGGGATCGAATACCGCCACTTCCCGATTGCACCACATCGAGTGCTGTGTCGCGTTCACTTCCGTTATGCAGGGATCGATAGCGTGGATCAGGTGCGGCCATTTGACGACGATACCAGCGTGGTTGAAGACGCGACTGCTGGTCGAGTGCCTGGTGAGGACGATGTTCCCAGGCTGAGTCTCCAGCGTGGTGTAGGAGATCCCGACAGCGGTCTTGAACGCGTGACGCAATAGACGTCGCGGGTAGATTTCCTCGTCGGTGTGCGCGAACCAATCAGGACTAAAATGTCCGATGGTCTCGTCGTTAATCATGCCGAGAGCGTGGAGCACGCCGTAGATAAATGTCGCGCAGTCGGCACCAGCCCCACGGACGCACGCGCCCAGGACGTAGGGAGTCCCGATCCAGGTCCGCGCCTCGGCGATGATTTTGTCTCTCAAGCTGCACCTTCCGGTTGAGGCACCCAGCGGAACGCGTCGTACGGTGACGCTGCCACCGCGTCTTGCTGGTTCATCGACGGCTGCACTGACGCGTAGAAAGTGTCGCCCACGCTTGGCGGCCAGGGGAACTGCTGATACACGGTGAACTGATTGTAGTGGACACCGGCAGCGGTGCGGAAATCGACGTTGGTCGCGACAGTAGCGTAGTATCCCGCGAGCGATGACGAGGGGTTGAACGCGATGAATCCGCGCTGGAATTTGTTCGCACCGTAAATCTTGTTCGCTGTGGGCGCGGTGCATTGTGCCGTGATGACTCCGTTGGATGTGGGCGCGACGACGGTGAATTGCGGCAGTGTAGTTTCAGCGTCCGCGAACACCGGCATATTTCCCATGTACGACGCGAGGGTATTGGTCCACTCGATCACGTTAGGCGGCAACAACTGATCGACCACATCGAGAAACGAGTTGACGCCAAAGGTGATTTTCCCGCGCTCGATCGTGGTGTCCTGGATCCTGCCGCCGAACATGATGCACGCACCGAAAGTATTGGCGTCGCCAGGAGTCGGCATCAGTGTACGCCAGAGACGAAACTTTTTGCTTGCGTAGAATCCCGACTGCGCTTTCTGGTAGTGGTTCGCAGTTGCCAGTGATGTGCCGAATGCCGTCAGTGGCGGCGACCAGGAGAAATCGAGCGTGTCTACTTGCAACCCCTCTTGCGACGTGATCCTGCCGCGTGTAGTGGTCGCGGGTAGAAACGGATTATCGGGAGAGCTGTAGAGCGACCAGAGCAGCGGCGAGGGATAGGACGTGAGACGCACCGCGAGAGGGTCTTCTAGCTCCCCGATGAGGACCAGATCCGCCATGAGGTATTGATTGCGTGCCTGACGAAATGCCAGGACCGCCGCAGTTGTGTTGGATCCGTCACCGCCAAGAAATTTCCTCATGGCACCGTCGCGCAACTCTCGATTGAATGAACACTTTCCTGCGGAGAATATCCGGTCGGAGCGAATGCCGTCACGACATAGCAGTAGTTCTGTCCGCTGGTGACAGCAAAATCGGTGTACGTGGTGCCGCTGATGAGAGCACCGTTGATTTGAGTGTAGGGGCCGCCAGAGACGGTGCCGCGATAGACGTTGTAGCCGGTGACGCCGCTCGATGCTGATGCGGTCCACGCGACATCAACGCTGTGACTCGCCGTGGAACCTGTGCCGGTAACCGGAACGTTCTGCGGAGACCCGACGCCGGTGTCGGTGAATTGGACGGCAGCGGTCAAGATCCCTGCGGACAGTGGAGTGAAGGTCACATCGACGTTGCACGATGCCAGTGACGCTAGAGTTCCGGTGCATGAATCCGCGATGCTGTAGCTGCCTAACCCAGTGCCAGTGAGCGCGACGCCGCTGATGGTGACGGTAGACGCGCCGGAATTGGTAACCGTGATCGTTTGCGGTGACGACGATCCTCCTGTCGCTGTCGTCGGGAACGTGAGCGACGACGGCGAGAACAGCAGAACGTTGCCAGGAGGTGGACCTGTGCCAGCGCCACTGAAAGAAATGATGTGCGGGGAGCCGACGCCAGTGTCGGTGACCGCGATTTGTCCCGCGAAGGTGCCCACGGACAGCGGCGCGAACTGGACATGGAAGACGCACGATGCGGACGGCGCTACGGTGCTGGAGCAGGTATCGGTGAACGAGAACTCTGCCGCGCCTGATTTCACTTTGCTACTGATCGTCAGCGTGGTGCTGGCGAGATTGCTGAGAGTGGAATCGAGCGTTGACGTGGTGCCGGTGTTGATCGTCCCGAACGACAGCGTCTGCGGGTTCAGGCGCACCGACGGATTCTTCGGATAATGCACCTTGATGACGTGATTGGTGCGGCTGTCGATGTTGCCGCCGGGAACAGTCGCGGTCATCTGGAACTGCGACACCATTGTTGTCGTCTGAGGAATGTTATCGAAAGTGATTGTGCTGCCGGCCACAAAGTAGTTACCGTTGACAGTTAACGGTGTGGTAACTCCTGCGGTGAATGTCGATGGCACTGTCGATGTGATTGGGGCTTGTGCGCCCAGGTTCTGGAACAGGACCGGGATCGAGGTTTGGCCGCCCGAGAGCTGCACGATGATGTGGACGGTCGAGACGTCAACGGAGAAGCAGCACGGGACCAGTGCCGTGAGCTGATACGCGCTGACGTACGTGGTGCTCAGTGGGATGCTCTCCCACAAGACAGTGGCACCGGGAGTGAACCCGTCACCGTTGACCGTGATCGTGTACGGCGACGCGGTGGAGGGAGAGAAATTAGGCACTAGATTATTGACGCGCTGCCCGTAGAGAAGACCGGGCAACAGCATCATCAGCAGGAGCAACACTGCGCGAGTTAAAATTTTCATGCTAACGGCACCCTTGCACTGACCAGCTTTAGAGCATTGCTTGATTGCGCCTGACCGCCGCCCAGTGTCCACAGCTTGTTCACGAACTCTTCAAAGTCCACCTTGTCGGTGTCGAACTTGACGCGGAAGAAGAAACCGAAATTGGCCGTGATCGGGCCGGTGGGAGTGCCGACCCATTGCGCGACGAGACCCTCGAAACTGAATCCGTCGAGTGCGACGCCGGGACCGATGATGTTGTAGTTGATAACCGGAGCCTGCAGCACTGCGTTGTCGAAAATCTGGATCGGTCCGTCGAGATCGGTGACGTCCTCGTAGAACTGCGCTCCGATCGGACCCATTGCGCGTTGGATTGGGACGTAACTAGTGCCGCCGCTGACGACGACCTGGAGTGTCTGGTCATCCGTCGTGACTGTGTTGTCGTTAGGATCCGAGTAGAGGAATGAATCGAACATTCCCTGGCGCGACATATAAAATCCCATCAGGGTGCGGAGATCGGTCTGCGTCAGACCAGGCGCGATGTTGCCGGGATCATCCCAGAGGTAATCGTAAATCAGGTCCCAGTGCCAGATGGGATTCTGCCAGTTGGGGATTCTGATTTCTGCTGCGGAGACTGCGCGTTGCACCACGGTCGAGAACTCCGGCGTCTTGGTGACGCTGTATGTGAGGCCGCGAACCTTAGCGGGATAGATAGCGTTACTCATGTCAGGTTAATCATCCCCCTTCGGATGCCGAGACTGACGGCGGCGGAAATTTCTTCGGTAGACATCCTACCGCTGCTGTCGCCGGTCTGGTGGACCGTGATCTTGGGACTGATGTGGAAGGTGCTGCCGCGCACCGCAGCGGATGAGGAGAGCGCGGATCCTTGAGGGCCGACACTGCCTCCCGCGATGACGCTCTGGAGACCAGTGCTGATGCTGGCAGGAAGAATCATTTCTCGTGCGTGAGCCTGGACGAGAGTGTCTTTGTCGAGAACAGCACCACCGGCGGCGGAGGCAAGGGCACCGAATGCCAGGACCGATGCGAACGCGCCTGCAGCGGTCAGTGGCGCGAGAATGACGTTGGCCGGGAACGGGACTACCTCCATCACCCATTTGAACGCGTGAGCAGCGGCAGTGGCAGCAGCACGACCGATTGATTTCAGTGTCTCCGCGATTCCGATGCCGTTGCGCTGCAACGCTCCCGACTGAGCTGCCGCAGTTTGGATCTGTTCTCCCGCGATCCATGCAACGACGCGAGCCGCGATAACCTTGATCCAATCCGCCAAGATCTGGATCCCCATGCGAGCGAATCCGATCACCATGTTGTTCCAGAAATTGGTCATCACGGCGGCGAAGTTCGTGTGCGTCGTGAGCATCTTGTCGAACGCACTGGAGAACGAAGTGGAGATGACGCTGCCCACTTTTAACGCGTTAGTCTCCATCTGCTGGGAGACGCGGTTGTCTTCGGCCAGCTCCTCTCCCTTGATGCGCTTCATTTCCGCTGCGCGTAGCTTCTGTACCTGGTCGAGCTGGTGCTCCGCTGCAATTCTCTGTTCGACAGTCTTGGCAAGAGCAAGATTAGCCGAGGCTTCTTCTTCCGCAGCACGTAGAGCATCGTCGATCTGGGTACGCTGGACCGCGATGATCTGTTCGATGAGAGTGTGCTTCTGCTGGAACAGGAGCAGACCGTCGTGCTCGATCTGCTGAATGTGGGCGCGTGCGGTGACGTCGGCGTCGCCGATAGTCTCGCGAGCGGTGCCGATAGTCTCCTGCAGGTGGAGACGTGCGGCGTCAGCGGCTTCTTTCTCCAGCAGTGCGGTGCGCTCGCGACTGGCGGCGTTGGCTTCCTTGGTGACTTTACTGATCTGACCGACGATGAAATCCGCCTCGCCCTGTTCGATGAGCATCCGCTGATGCGCGTGCTCGTTACCGGTCTCAGTCCATATCTGCTGTTCGCGAGCAACGGCGGCTTGCGCTGCGGCGAGACTCGCGTTGAGTGACGTCAGTTCAGACTGGTACAGTGCGACACGTCCGGCGCTGCCACGGGATTCCAGCGCGACACTTTCTTCTGTCGCCTGGACCTGCAGCCGGATCGTTTCTTCCACACGATCGCGCACTGCCAACAGATAGACTTTCTGCGCGTCGGCAAATTCACTGGAATCGCTGCCACGGAGACGCCGCTCCAGTTCCATGCCGCGCTGTGCTTCATCTACTCTCGCGTCAGACCCAGCTCTCGTCAGCGCGATCGTGTCTCGCGACTCGTTCTCCGCTTCATGTACGACCTCGCGGCGAAGCTGGATTTCGGTACGGGCTATCTCAGCGTGGACCGCGACGAGATCACGCGCCTTGACGCGCCCAGTGGAGATTAAGTTCTCCCAGAAAGCCAACTCCATCGCGAGCATAGCGGAACGTGAACCCTCAAACGCCGCCTCACGCTCTGCTAGTTCCTCGCGGAACTCGGGGAGATCCGAGGCTTCAGCGCGGGGAATCTTGGGCTTGGTATCTTTGACCTGCGCCTGGACCGGAGGCGCTGGAGGTTGAAACGCTTTCACCGTCTTGAGGTCGATAGTGTCGCCCTCGGCGTTGATACCCAATTTACTCGCGGTCACTAGGCCGAGGTTATGGATGAACTCGTTCTGGGAATCGACGGCGAGCTGGATCCCGGCGCGGACCTTGTCCCACAGATCGGGCAAGTGTGTGAGACCTAGAGTGGCGGCATCGCCGATCGCTTCGAGACCTTTGAGGAATGCCGGGAGCAGAGTGTTAGTCAGCTCCAACAAAGGCAGCTTCATACGGTCCCAGGTCGCGCCTAGTTCCGCTTGCTGCTGTGCCAGTTTGCGAGCCTCACCGCCACTCTTTTCCATCGCGGTGCCAGTGAGAGCGAACTGTTCGGACTGCTCGCGAACTTTCTGGCTGCCCTGTGATAGAAATGCAGCCAGTGCGACCGAGTCAGATCCCAACGCACGCATCGCAGCTCGCATCACTTCAGCGTTCCCCGCGTTGAGCTGCAGGTAGTCCGACATCTGTGCCAGGACTGTGGAAGTTTTGGGAACGATTCCTGAATTGATTTCGGTCATCTGCACGCCGAGTTCGCGCAGCGTCAGACGTGCGGATTCATTGCCACTAGCCGCGTCAGAGATAACTTTATCGAGACGCCGCATCGCGCCGGTGAGATCGTCAGACTTGGCACCGAATGCCTGCGCGGCCTGACCCAGATCGTAGAGATCGCGGACACTTTCCCCAGTGAGGATGGAGAGATTCTGCAGCTCTAGTTCTGTTTTCTGAATCGCTTCGACAGCCCGGATCGCGAATCCTGTCGCGAAGATCCCGACCAGGACCGGGACCGACGTGACCATGCCGGAGATGAATCCGCGCACGCCGTATTCGCTCAGGGCAATGCGGCCACGGAAAGTAGACTGTGCCGCGCTCGCTTCCTCTGTTGCGACAGTGACCGCCTTGGTAGCAGCAGCGAGTTCCAGTGCGGTTGCCGCCGCTTTCTCCTGCGCGAGAGCGAGTTCATTAGTGAACTGACTCTCAAGGCCGGTCATCTCTACCGCGCCGGATAGGATCGCACGGACTTCGGCCTGCGCCTGAGCGTTGGCGACGGTAGCGTTGGCGAGTCTGATGTAGGCTTCTGACGCAGTGTTAGCGGCTGTCGCCTCTTGCTCTGTCGCAGCTGCAGTGGTGCGTGATGCCGCCGCTTGTGACGCCGCTGTCGATGTCGATCGCGCTGCATCCGCCGCTGACAGTTCCGCTAACTTTGCTTTTACTCGTGCTCTCGCTTCATCCGTGATTTCATTGGTCGCGGCAGCCGCAGTGGCTTGAGACGTTGCCGCCGCTTCTGCCTTGGACGCTTCTGCGGAAAGTATCTGCGCGTTGAGGAGTTCGCGAAGGGTACGATCATATTCCTTGGTCGCGTCGGATAGCGCACGCTGCAGGACCACGACCTGTGCGGTTTCCTCCGCGTACTTTCTGAGAATGGAACTTGTTACCTCTGTGGTGCCGCCAGCTTCAGCGATGATATCTTCGGTCTCTTTGATGTCCGATTTTGCGCTGGCGTACGCTGCTTTGAGATCGAGCACCGCTGCGGCTTGAGCCTGGAGCGCGGGATTGAGAGAGATGAAAGTTGCCGCCGCTGTCGCTACCGATGTCTCAATCGCGTCCGGCAACGATGCTGCCGCAGCTTTCATGGACTCGACGCCGCCCTTAAAACTGGAGACACCAGCATCCATCTGCGACTTCAATGACTCGACGTTCGCCGTGATGAATAACTGGAGTATGTTGTCGCCGCTGCCGGCCATTTAGTTACCCTTACCTAAACTTTTATGCTTAGTATAGTGGATCTCGCCGAACCCGCTGATGAGATTGCGGAATATCGGACTCTTGGGATCCGGCGCGTCGTAACCCTGACCGTCTTTCATTTCCGGCGGCAGGTCCGGCATGTGCTCTGTCCTGGTTCCGCGCTGCTGTGCCGGGACGTCGGGAAATCCCATGCGCTTCCTGGCGTGAGCTGGCATCTCGTCCACCTCGACACCCTGGGGACGCTTAGACTTGCCGCCCATGCCTTTGAGGAATCCAGCAAATGCCGTGTGTACCGGCGGGGAATCGAGCCAGTGGTGAGTGAAACACGCTAGACGATACAGTGTCATGTTCTCGTCGATGTATTCCCAGGTCCAGCCCGTCGCCGTGATGAGCAACGGATAGACCACTGCCCACTCTACTGCGCCCGAGTCGGCAAGGGCCGCGCTTCCCCCAACTTTATCTGCGCCAGTCGCGACGTCAGGAGATCGCGCAGCTCATCAGTGATGCCGAGCACCGATTCAAATACCTTGCGGTAGTTCGACAGGTCCAGGAGATCGGTAACTTTTTCTTCGTTCATGTCGGGATAGTTGCGTTTGAGTGCTGCCGTCACGACCGGGATCACGATGATTAGCTCTGCCAGCGCGTCGCCGCTCGATCCCATGTTCTGCATCGCAGCGATCTCGGTCTTGAACTCCTGCAGCTGCCGGAAGTTGAGCGCGGGGACGATGTACTCTTCGCCGCCTAGTTCTATTTTTGTTCCTTGAACCACGAGGGACTCCATCGAGCAGAATTTTTACTGAAGAAATCTGGCGTGGAAACAAAAGTGGGAAGCTGGTCTAGTGTGCCTTCCCGGTGTGGCTCACACTATACACAGCTTCCCGTTCTTTTGCCAGTTTCAGTTGTGACCTTGGTGCAGCTTCCCCCTACCTACGCTTCTTATTCTGACGCGTAGATATCGATCACCTTGCCAGCGGGAGTGGCGAAGGCGCTGAAGTCCATTTCTGGAATCAGGAAGTCGTCCAGTTTCGAGCCGAGAGTGAGTTTGGAGCTGACACAGTTCCACAGAATCCAGTTCAACTGTTGAGCATTGAACGTGGTCGAGAACGTCAGGGTGAAGATGGGTTCAAAACCCATCAGCTGGTTCATGATGGTCTGGTCGTAGCCGACGCCCGATGCCGCCAGGTAGAAATAACTGATGAGCATCGAGACGCCAGCTTCAGCAGCGTTGAAGGTGTAGACGCCGGACGCCACGGTGTACTGCCCGACAGCGGGAGACGATCCCACCTTGATGAGAGGGATTCCGGTCGCGGCGTAAATGACGCCGTTGTCCTGGAAGAAAGCGCCAGCGTGCGCGACGGTGATGGTATTCGCGCCCGAGCTGACGGTGAGGATGTCGATCGTGAATCCGGTGCCGCTGCCAGTCGCCGCAGTGGTCGCGACGCCTGACGCAACAACGTAACTGGTTCCCGATGCAACGATCGTGAACGCGGTGATAGCGCCAGCAGTGACCGTGACGACCTGGACCTTGCCGCCGGTGCCTGCGCCGCCGATGTTGATGACGTCGCCGACAGCGTAGCCTGTGCCTGCCGCCGTGATGCCAGCAGTGAGAATGCCGCCAGCGCCGTTGACGACGCCAGCTTCATCTCGCGATCCCAGCTCCATCGGCTGTGTCGTGTTCTGCGCAAAGAAGAGTTGGTTAAAGAGATTGGAATTGATGCGACCGAATTTCGCTTTCCCGGTGATCTTGCCCTTACCTCTGGCAATCGCTTCCGGGAAATTATTCATGCCGTACAGTTCCTTGATCTCGTAACCGATATCGAGATCGACGGACTGCAGGGTGCCGAACTTGATCGGTGTGGGATTCGCTGGCAAGTTGCCTGCCACCGGCGTCCCCCACAGCGTACCGCTACCAAAACTGAACATAATGTGGTTCCTCCTGTTTAGAGTTCCGCCGTGAAAATTTCCACGGGGACGACGGAGATAGCCTGCGAGCCGAGCTGGCCTTCATCCGTAGAAATATCGCCGATTCGGACAGACTTAACGAGACCGCCGAGCGTTTGAGGCTCTCCGATTTCGGGATTTCGTATGGCGTTCACGACGGCTTGAATCAACACGTTCATCGTGATGGCGGGGATCACTGTATCATCAGCGCCGCGCTGCGAGTAGAGCCATAATTTCGCCCGTAGTTTCCATCGGTACGGGATACCTGTGATCGTCTCGCGATCGGAGACAGCACCTTGTGTGGTTTCCGCCATGAACAGGGCGGGTTGCTGCTCTGCTGGAACCTGGTTCCAATGCCGGAGGAGTCTGGACTTGGTCACGAATGGGGACGCGGACGAGGATCCAGGCGGGGTATTGGGGACCGGGTCACTGGAGACGAGGTTCCAGAAAGCAGTGTAGATGTCTTCGCGAGTTGTGAGACCGATGACGCCCATTGAGTTAAGTTACGCTTTCTGCATCACCATGTATTCGACCGAGCCGTCTTTGCTCTTGGCGGCGGAAGCAGCGAGCACAGCTTCGTCCTCGGTGCCGTGCGGCTGCCCGATCTGGGTCCAGACACCGCGCTCGCGCTTCATCACACACCACGCTGTCGCCGGTCCGGCCGCGATCGCTTCTTTCACAACAGGGCCACCGATTCCAGTGCGGGTTACTACTTTTCCTTCGTCAGACATTTTCATTCTCCTATTCCGCGAGCCACCGCGAGGATGATGGCTTCTTCTACCTGGGGCGAGAAATCTTCCAGAGCAGCACGCATGAACGAGCGTTCGGGAAGTGTAAACCCTTTCGCGAAGTGGCGATAGACGTCTTCGCCGTCGCGACCGATCCAGTGCATCAGCGGGTTGCCGAACCTGGCCGGGATCTGACCGCCGAACTCGTGAATGACACCGTAGCTCGCGATGTCGCTGTCTTGGAGAACGCTGCCGGTGATGGAATCGTCAGCGACGACGGTCCCCTGCGGCGCGATCGATTCCTGCAGCTTGCCACTGATCTTGTTGAGCACTTGTCCCGACAGCTTCTCGGTGACAATGAACGCGGCAAGTTCAGGAGAGAGCAAATCGATCGCGTGCGTGACTTCGTCCACGATAGCTGGAGTGACGCCCGAGAGCCGCGCCTCGATCTCAAACTCGTTCTCGAATTGGACATCGAGAATCAACGCACGCTCCTGAACGGCGGCAAAATCAGCGGTACCCATCCCACGATCCAGCTGAGGACCACTAAGATCGCGATGATGATGATGACGGTCTTAATCATTTTCTTAGGTGGTGCCGGGATCTCCAGCGAGTCCACCAGATAGATCAGTAGCCAGAACAACAACGCATACACGAGAACGGAAATTACAAATGGAATGAGGTTCATGATGACGGCCCCCTAAAGTGACGCCGGTAGTAATAGATAGTCTGCACGATAAAGTCCGGGTACTTTAGCGTGCGATTGGCCTGGGTCCCTCCGCTGATCGTCTCCGTCTGGACGCCGACGCTGCCGCGCTGGCCGTAGACGTAGCCGACCATTTCGTTCACACATTGCTGGACGTCTTCGGGGACACCAGAGTAACTGTAACTGAGCTGGATAGCTTGACCGGCGTCGGCGACGTTGAACGAGTACAGCCCTGTCTGGGGATTGACGTAGTATTGGCCGACTGCTGGAGCACTGAAGGCTTGCACGAAGGGAGTGCCGCCGAGGAAGTACTGCACGCCCTGGTCCGAGAGCCAGAAATTGTTCGCAGGTTGAACGTTGTACGGTGCCGTGATCGGGATGTTCTGCTGCTCCAGGAGCACCGGGATCGCGGGAAATCCAAACGTGTACGTGATAAAGACATTCTTCCGCGCTCGTGTGAAGAAGAACCCGCCGCTGCCGCCCCAGGGACCGCCACCGTATTCGCCGCCGATCCTGGTGAATCCTCCGCCGACCAGTGTGATGCGCCCGTCGTCGCAGAAATAAAATCCCGATGCTGATGTAGGCGGCGTGGTAGATCCCGGCGGCACGTTCACACCATCGATGTTGAGCGACGCTACCGATATCAACGGGAAATCGGGAATCATCATGATGTCCGACCCGTTGCCGTCGAAAATTTTACTGACCGTGGTGGGGGCAAAAGTTTTGCGATTGGTCAGGGACAAGAACATTTTGGACTGCGACGTGATTAGAGATGCGAGAATCGCGTCGGAATTATTGTTAGCACTAGGTCCGAAGAGGTAGGACCGGCAGGATGCTAACGATGTGAGATCGTTGACGTTCAAAACTTTCTCCGTCCAGATTGGGACAGGGAGTGAATCCTGCGAGTGACCCACTCCCGTCCCGCTACTCCAAGGCGGCTCCCCTGGAATTTCTACGCGTTGCCGATGTTGGTGCGGACGCCGAATGCAAACGGTGCGTACATTTGCAGAACTTCGTCCACGTAGACTCCGTACTCATACAACCGGGTACGCAGTGGCCATTCGATCTGGTAGTACTCCTGACGCGTCTTCATCTGGAGGATGTTGGTCACGCGGGGCAGCGGATAGGGCAACCGCTCCGTCATGTAGAGAATCGTCCCCGGCGGCATGTTCGGGTGCAGCTCCAGCTTCACGAGCTGGCCTCCCGCCATCGAGAACTTGTTCAGGTATTGACCCACTGCTTGAGCCGCAGTGATGTCCATGTGACCGCCGCCAGCATCCATGTTGTAGCGGATGAGCGGTGCGCCACCGTTGCCGATAACTTTCTTATTGATGTTCTGGACTTCCTGCGAGGAGAGCAGGATGCGCGACGGAGACAGACGTCGATTGTCCCAGAACGATTTGAGGTCGGCGTCGATCTCGACGATGCCGGTAGCGCCGTCAGCGGTGAGGCCGGTGCCAACGCCGTCGGTGCCGGTCGCTTGAGTTGCGTAGAGACCAGTCCCGGCCAGGGCTTGGGTAATGATGCCGTCGTACACCGTGGTGTCAGCAGAGCCGTCAGTCGCGAACGTTGACGCGACGGAGGTGCCGACGCCGTCAGCGGTCAGCGCGACAGAGTTGATCGTGGTCACTGCGGCGAGCAAGGCGGCAGCGGCAGTGGTTTGTCCACCGACGCAGAACCATGCGTAACCGGCAGCGCCCTTGACAGCGGCGACGTGAGCGGTGACGCCGTTCACGATCGTGACCGTGTTGGATCCGACGGAGACTTGCGCGGTGCCAGCTCCGGTCGTGGTCGTGGTTCCATCCGCGTTGTTGCGCGTGACGGTGGGACCAGGGAGAACGGTCAGAGCGGGAACAACACCGATACCGATGTTGAGCAGTGCCTGCATCGTGAGTGCGACGCAGAACACTTTCGTGGTGCCGGTGGTCATCGCGCCCGTTGCCGAGAGCGTTGCCACTGGCGTCGGCGTGACGCCCAGGAGCAGGCCGGACGCGCCGCTGAATCCGCCGAGGATGTTGAGTTCTTCCCCGATCATCAGCGACCACAAACCCGTCTGCACTGCGAGTGCGCGAGCGTCTTCAAAAGTGCGCCCCGCGTACTGCGCTTCAAAGCTGACGTTGTTCTCGTAGCCGAGGCCAGCATAAGCCGCGACACGATCCTGTTCCGTCATGGAGATAACCGCGCCGCGCTTTCCTTCTTCCACACCGGCGCTCAAATTGGTGGTGTTGATGCCCAGCACCGCTTTCCAGTGAGTCGCGGTACCGATTCCACCACCTTCACGCGGGATGCGATTGCGTAACGGTGTAATGACGGGGAAAAGCAGCTTCGCCCCGGCTTCCAAGTCGTAAGCTACGAGACCTAGAGCCTGGGAGATTCCGGCTTTCTCCGCCACGGACATCGGGGATTTCTGCGCGGCTTTGAGAAGTTCCAAAGTCTGCGCCGTGGTATTCGGATTCATTCCTTTTTCCTCCTTCAGAGATGACCGTTAATCCCAGGCTGAGATTATACGGGTGAAGCAATTACAACTACGGTACTACTAAAAATCCCGCCGCCCTAAGCCGAGGGAGGCAGAAAACGTGATCCTCCAGCCATGAAACGGGGAGATGCTTGCGCCAGCTTGATCGCTTCGGTCGCGGCGGCGGTCGGATCGGTCTCTTTCAGTTTCTCGATCTTGGCCAGTTTCTCCGCGTGCTCGGCGGCGATTTCGGGAGCAACTTCAGCGCCCTTGGTGACGGTCTTGACGACGGTAGTGGGGACCAGTTGCTGAGAAATCTTGAGCGCGAGTTCTGCGGTCGATTGCGCGAGTTCCTCCAGCTTTTCGAGACGCGAGTCATATTTCTTCTGCGCGTCTTCTACTGCCGCCATTGCCGCTTTTCCCGGCCATGACGCGTTCGTCGATTCGGATTCTTTCGGGCCGCCGACTGACGGAGCACCGTGAGAACCTTCGTCGGGACCACCACTGCCGCTGACGCCCTTGCTCTTGCCGTGATACTTGCAATCGGCGTCTTTGCAGTCTTCGGCGGTGTGATCGGCACCAGCGCCTTCTTCTGCATCCATCGCCTTGAGAACGTCGTCGGCCTGCTTTCGCATTTGGACGAATTTCTCTCGGAGTTCACTGTTCTTCATAAAGCTATCCTCCTCTGAGATTGTTTTCTTGCTGTGCTGCTTTTTCTGTTCATCCACCTGCTCTTGCGTGTAGGCGGCGAAAGCGTCGTGCATGTGCTTGGCGTGCGCGTGGAGACGATCGAGCGCGTTGGACTTGCGACCTGATGCTTGATGGTCGTAATCGGCCATTTCGAGCGCGGCATTCATGCTGTCGAGGACCTGTGCGAAATGTCCGATGCGACCCATGCCCTTTTCCGCGCTATCATCGGGCGGGTCGGTCGCATTCTCTTTTGCGGCGGGAGCGGCAAACTTGCAAACCTGCTCTGTTCCGTCCGCCATCCTGTGGACAAATGTGCAGTCAGGAATAGCAGGGTTGTCAACGAGAGACCCTTCGTAGGGATCACCAGTCCATCGGGTATATTTTCCATCGCGCCATTTGCGGATGTACTTGGCACCGATGCTGAATCCTGTATAGACACCTTCACGCACCTTTTCCCACTCGTCGAGATCAACGACTTTAGCTGTAACGAAAATCCGCTTGTCGTCATCGTTGTACTCCATCGAGGTGAATTTCCCGGCGGCAATCTTGTTGTGCATCGAACGGAGATTGCCGACGGATTCACCGTCAGTCTTTTCCGCGAATTTCGAGTTCCACGCCTTGAAATAGCCTTTGGACGTGTTGTAGTCGAAAATCTCGTCAACGATGTCGGGTTGCTCGGCGACCAGGAAACCGGACACAGTCTGATCGGCGTCGTTGACCTTGAAGATCTGCGCGAAGAGTTCTTTCACTTTATTGGCCATGATTAGCTCGGCACCCCCTTGAGAATGTTGACCGAGGGATAAAATGTGCCAGTGGGACCAACGACGTATTTATTCGCCAGCAGTGACGCGAAAAATTGCTCCGCCGTCAGCTGTGTCGGAATGGTCAGGGCGACTGTCGTGGTGCCGTCGATCAGAGTCAATGTCAGTGTGGTAGGTGCCGCCATGTTATTTCTCCCCTGCTTCCAGAACTATTTTCGTGCAGTCGAGCCAGCCGATGATGTTGCCCTCGGGCGGGACGCCTACGCGGACAGCGCCTGCGATCGCGACGTCCGCTTCGGTTTCGGGATGCAGGGTGATGACTAAGACCTCGGACCCTGTATCCCGAAAGTTCTCGACGAGTTTGAGACTAGCTTTCACGTTACGCTGCGGTGACTCCGATCGCATCCGTCATGTACCAGAGGCCGTTGTAGGCGGTGAGAGTGCAACCATCGCCCTTGGCGGTCCCGAAGGTAAGAGTACCACTGGATCCTTTACCGTTGAATCCAGATGTCGCATTGGTAATGACGTGGGCTTTGCCGGTGATGTCGAGCAGGCGCAACTTTTTCAGATCATCGACACCGGGGATCGGGTTGGCGAGCGTCAACAGGTTGTTGAGCGCACTGGTATTCAGGATCACGGTCCCGGCCTTGGGAGTGATAGCCAGTGCCGTGAGCACGGTGATGATCTGCTGCACACTTTCCTGCGACGGTCCCTCAAACAGCAGAGAATTGAGAGCACTGCCTGCGCCCATCACGGCGGGGACGACGCCGATAGTGAAGGTGAAAGTGCCTGTGGCGACTTTCAGGTACCCGACGGTGGCACCGGACGGAATAGCACTGGCGCCAGGGAGACCGGACGGGACAAATTGATATCCCTGGCCTGCGGGGACGTCAGCAATTTTATTCGCGAGCGCCGCGTCGGAGTAGACGCTGAACGCTGTTGACGGTGGATCTGATCCCTGCGCCTGTTGCGCGATCAGTGCGGCGCAATCTTGCGGCGCTACAACCGCGACTCCCGCTGATGTGACGACGACATTCACTGAGTTAGACATTCGATCCTCCTAAAGTTTTTTGTAGCCCGATGCTGGAATACCTTGGACATACCCAGCGACGAAATTCGCCACGGTGGGGCTGTCGAAAGTGAGACGGAAATTAGAAATCGGAGCAGTGTCTGGAATTTTGATAAATCCCAACACAGAGTCCGGCGCGAACGGACCGTCGAACACGAAATTCACGCCACTGCTGCAGTCGGCGAGAACGGTGACGCCGTCGGGCGCGTAGATCTTGAACGGGACCTGGACCGCGTCAGTGTCGAGCTGCCGGATGAAGAGACTCGACGTGATGTGACCGGAGCACGCCGCGATTTGCGCCTGCACTCCCGGCATCAGTGCGATCGTTTTAGTTCTCATACTGTGCCTACTTGACCGCGACTGCTGCCGTCGCCCTCGCCCTTGTCTCTCGGCGTGATGCGCGGCTTCTTAGTTTCGGTAGCGCGAGAGTCCTTGTTATCTTTGCGTCCCGCGCCAGTGGTGCCACGAGAACGCGAGGTGCCAGTTTGCGTTGAGCGTGTTGGTGTTGGCGCACTGGTTCCAGCGGCACCACCTTCGGCAGGAGGCTTTAAGGGCAGTTTGGGAGTACCGACTCCCATGTTCAGCATCTGATCGCGCTGCTCTTGCGTCAGAGGCTCGTAACCGAGATCGACGCGGACTTCATCGTCCATGAGGACGCCGCGATCGAGATAGATTGCGTTGACCTGAGCAGTTTCGAGCGGCTTCTCACGAGTCGCGCTACCAAAAACAAATTCGATATCGCTGTACTTGATGTAGTTCTGGATCAGAAAATTCATCAGGTCGGCGAACCAGACTGTTAAAGGTTCCAGACCTTCGGCGCGGGAGTCCTCGCTCATTTGCTGCGCCGATGCACGATTGGTCATCTTTACCAGTGCGGTAGGCGGAATAGAAAATGCGAAGCAGACCACTCTAGCGAGCCAATCGTCCATCGAGTCGAACAGCTCTTTGTCCTTGAGGAGAGTAATCTCCGTGCCGTGCTCGACAAATTTCGCTTTGCGGCGCTCCGCAGTCTGCCCGGATAGGACGCTATTCCACCATGTCTCAAATTGCTCGATCTGATCTGTGGAGACGTTTTCCGGCATCGACGCGATAAGATCGGGGACTGAGCCATCGGTGTAGTACTCCAGTTGGAAAAGTTGCCGCCGGATCGCGATATTGATCGTCATGATGATCTGTTCGACCGGACTGTAGCCGTAGATCTTATTGGTCCGCTTGTTGCGCGGCATGTAGACCAGTTGATCTATTTTGAGGTCCGGGCACGGTGCCGCGAGATCGACCGTCGGGAGTCCTTTGATAATTTGTTGGTACGCGACGTAAGGTGGTACAGGAGTTCGCCCTTGTGCATCGATACTACGGTGAATGGTTGCGCCGTCGATAGCATCGAACCCGAAAATAGTGCCGTCGAATTTCCACCGGGGGAGGACGCTGACCGCGTCAGTGACGAACAGGTCTTCGAGAATGATTCGCATCCAAGTGGCGAAACTATTCTCTCCGTCGGGACTCTGAAGGAAATCAGTGAGTGCTTGGACTCGGGCATCGGGACTACCACCGTTAGTGTTACGAGTTTTCTTTTTCTTGTTCTCATTGGGATCGTCCTTCAGGCGCAGACGCCAGGGCAGGCGCACCATTTGATCTTTGCGGGTTTCGATCACGAGGCGGAGGAGATCCCAACTGTCAGCAAGGCTCCGCATCTGTGCGAACGGGACCAGCTCGTACGCACGCGGCATGTACGTGTAGTTGTAACTGATCGGATAGTCGATGCGGCGCGGCTGAAATGACGGCGGCGCGACAGGAACTTGCGGCTGACCTGGACCGAGATAGTCCTCTGAATTGACGCCGGGAATGATGTAGCGAGCCGAGTTCAAGACGCGGGAGACGATACCTGACGTGATTTGCTGGAGGCGTCCGCCACCATTGAGTGCTCTCGTGTTGTCGGTCTCGGCCATCTAATTAAGATTTACTAACGGGCTGCACTGTGATCGGAGCAACGCCAGCTTGTGTCGTCTGGATATTGACCGCTGCCTGGAAATTGGGAGAGTTCTCCACTTGCGGTCCCTTGGCTCTGGCGATATTTGCCGCGAGCACGTTGAGGAACTTGAAGCAGAAAACATAGAACGCGCTGGACTCGGCGGTAGGGGCCGGCAGCGCGGATATAAACGAACTCCAAACGTAACCGATCACTACAGTTGCCAGCACCTGGTGCGCGGAGAGAAACGCCATGACCGAGTCCATTTTTTGTTTACCTCACGCTAACGACTAGATGTTGTGCCCCGTGACAGCCTGGAGCGCAAGGTACAGGTAAACTGGTAGAAATGCAATGAGAATTATTTTTCAGTTGATTATGGTGGGACGGGTGAGGCGATTGTCGGCGGCGGGATGGACTGTAGAGACCTCGCCCGGAGTGAGGGGTTGACCTTTAGGATCGCGGTGCTGCGCCTTGTATTTATTCTCCAGCCAATCGAAAAACGCGCTGTGGTATGCTCGCAGCCGGTTGATCGCTTGAGACGTCGCGTCGCACTGGTCGTCGTTTAGACCATTGGGGAACGTACACAACTCCTCGATGTAGTCGCGCACCCAGCGAGCGTGAGGTTCAGATGGATCGGGCACGTAGACGTTACCGCTCTCGAAATCGGGACTGGCGGCTGACAACCGGGCTTCTTTTGACCCTTGCGGCTCTACTTCTTTCAATCCTGATATGTCGTGTTTTAGAGCGGCAACAACAGCCGGACCATTCGCTTTTGCTTCCACCAGTTTCAAGTGGGCTTCGGGCCATTCGGATGAAAGTTTCGCAATGGCCTTACAAGTGGCGGGAAAGTCCATCCTGCGTCGAACTTGTGACAGTAGAAATTTATCGGCGCGTATGCGCCCCCACACTTGCCCGACCACGAACGACGAGTCTTGAGTATCTTTGAAGGACATGTCCCACGATTGGATCATCTGGTCGAACTTCTCGGGTTGCTCGTGGCGCAAATAAAATTTGAACCAGTCCCGCTTGATGATGTTACCCTCTTTGTTCTTGGGCTGTTGACCATAGAGGGCGGCGTAACCCAGTGACCCCAAAGAACCTCGCAACTTTGCTAATTCTGTTTCTGGATATCGATCAGGCCACAGAGCCGTATAAGCGCGAACGGCGTCAGGAATTGCGTCTCGCGCTTCAGGATTTTCAGAAGGCAGCCGCAACACTGTCCACTGATCGGCAGATGGATCTTCTTCTGACAGTTTTAACAGGCGGCCAGCAAGGTCATCCTCATGCCAACGCGTCATAATCAGGACAACTGCGGCTTTCGGCTGCAAACGGGTCCGGGCGACGAGTTTGTACCACTCCCACACCTTGTCGCGGTAGACAATGGACATGGCCTGTTCAGCGTTCTTGATTGGATCGTCGATAATGAGGAGATCAGCGCCTTCACCGGACAGCGGACCGCCGACACCGGCGGCGAGGTAATTGTCGCGAAGATTGCGCTTCCCTGCGATCTGCCAGCGGACCGCGCCCTCCGTTTTCAAACGATGACGCCACAGTTCCTGGTACTGGTTCGACTTCACCGTGTCGCGGCAGGCGCGGGAGAAGGAAATTGCGAGAGACTCGGAATAGCTGGCCTCAATGATCTGATCTTGCGGGTTATGTCCCAGATGCCACGACGGCCACAAGACTGAGCACATTTGCGACTTTCCGTGGCGCGGCGGCATGAAGATCATGAGGCGATTGAGATCTCGCTTCGACACCGCTTCCAGATATTTCGCGAGTAGCTCCAGATGCCACGGGCACTGGAAATCCTCGTACACCTTTTTGCAGTAGAGAGTTAGTTTCTCGCGAGTCTTGCGCCGGTCCTGGAGAATGGTAGCAGCGGCGACATCGATACCGGCAGTGCGAGTGACGCCTGGGATCCCTTTAGGCATCAGGTCCCGGTATTCCGCCGGTGCTGAGTCATGCAGTCGCGACACAGAAGCATCACAGGGAACTCCTCGATGGGAATGTTGTTGATAGTGTCGAACGGAGGCGGATAGACGCGGTCACCGCACTTGTCACAGTGCAGCACGAGAAGTTCACCGTCAATCTTTACCTCGTTGATTTCCATTGTCTTCCGCTAGTGACTTCACGTCGATTGCACCCAGCCGCATCTTGCGTTTCTTCTCTGCGTCGATGATGCGCTCAAGTTCCTCATCGGGCAGCCTGGACATATTCTCGACCTGGACATTGATCTGGGTCAAGTTCGCGACGGCAGCGTCATTGGCAACGCCGCGACTCATGCGTTCAATTTTGGTCGCGATATCGATCCACTGGACCACGTCGCGAGGCTTCAGTTCAGCTGGCTTCATCTTCTCCAGGCGCTGCTTCACCTTGTCGATGAGACTGATGCAGACGTCGGTGTGGCGCTTGAACATATCCAGCTGATACTGCTCTGACAACTCTAGCCGCGCCTGCTCGATGTGGAAGTCCCAGGCGGCGGCGCGTGCCATCCAGTTGTAGTCGGCGCTGAGACTGGCGACGGTACTCATACCTTTATCGAATATCTTGGCCACAGCTGCGAGGCTGCGCTCGATCGGGTTCATGTCGCGGAACACTTTGAACAATTCGTAACTGGGGCCAGTCTCGCCATCGAGGATCTCCCACGGGCGGCGAGCAACAGGTAGCGCGGCGGTCCTGGTCGTGCGGCCACCGGATCGGGCGCGGCGCTTGGTCCTGTTGTCCCGGGCCTTGGTATTGATATCGGTCCTGGTCTTGGTATTGGGCATTGGTATTGGGTACCTGTATTGGTACCACTATTGGTATTACTACTTAATACTGATACCAATAGGGTACGACCGATCTCAATAGAAAATGGCGCGATTTTTGTGCGCCCGTAAAACGGCCCCCCGTCAATCCCGTTCGGTCTGTCGGAAACCTTGTAGCACGACGCGACGAGATTGTCCACTGGTATTGACACTGGCAGTGGCATTGGGCATTGCCCACTGGCATTGACACTAGCACTACCAGTGGGCAATGCTATTGACCAGTAGTCAATACCAATAGCAGCACCAGGAGACAATACCAATGGGTAAACGGTTACACAAGAGTAATACCAATAGGCGACGCGGTAACGCTACTGGCAAGCCAACATTAGTTAACGGTTTTAGCATAGTACAGATAGCTCGCGGTACTAACTATTCAACATCACAGATTAGTAGAGTTTTCAGTGGTAGCAGGTCGGTCTCCCTGGATGGCGCGGCGCGCATCAGCAGGTACATTGGATTGAGTATCGATAGTTTCCACACACTACTGGTCCAGATACGCAAGAGCAGAACCAGTGGCAAAAACAGTGGGCATTAACAGTAGCAGTACCAGCGCCAGTGGGCACTACCATTAGTAGTACCAGTGGCAATGCCGGCTGTCTATTACTAGTGGCAATGCCAATGGGGGATTTAATTGTAAAATGTTAGCATTGCCTATTGACATTCGGGCAATTCTAGTTCTATCCTTCTAGTGGGAGACATTCCCACAATTCAAAACTCGGAGGTTACGATGCAAAATAACGATATAGAACGGTTTGAGGTAGGGGAATTGACCGTGCGGATAGTTCAGGACTGCCATCCAGAATCGCCACGCGAGTGGGACAATCTAGGCGAGATGTATTGTTGGCACCGGCGCTACAGACTGGGAGACAAGCACCAATTTAGCACGCCGGATGAGTTCCAGGAGTCTGACGAGTACAAGAATGCAGCGGTTATCCTCCCATTGTTTCTGTACGACCACAGTGGTATCAGCATATCCTGTGCTTCGTTTTCCTGCCCGTGGGACAGTGGACAGGTCGGGTACATCGTTATCAGTAAGGACAAAATTCGCAGCGAGTATGGATGCAGGCGGATTAGCAAGGCACGCATTGCCAAAGTCACGGAGTATCTGAAGTCTGAGGTTAACTGCTACGACGAGTACCTCACTGGGCAGGTGTACGGGTACATTGTCGAAGATTCTGACGGTAATGACCTAGACTCGTGCTGGGGTTTTTACGGTCTCGAACACATACGCGAGGAAGGGAAAACTAGCGCGGAGTATTGGATCAAGGAAAACAGCAAAATTGACGCGTTGTCCATTGGTGCAATGTGATGGATACCGGATACATAGCACACGTTATGTGGTCAGCAATCGTTGACGACGGACTGGGCGCAATTTTGCTTTTTGTGTTCGTCGCAGCAGTTCGTCTAGTGGTCAATCGGATGTCTCGGTAGTGGTAGACTCAAAATTCAAAACTCGGAGGTTAGGACAATGAAACACGTATTTAGCAACGGAGAGGTACCACACCTGTGGGCACACAAGACGCAATCCACTGGGCGCAATTCCACGCATAGTCTGTACTTCGACGGTGACACCATTTTCTCGTACGGTTCACACTTCCCGATTGCTCGCCACGTCTCCACTGGTCCGCACCAGACTGGCGAGCGTGCGGTTTTGTTCACTACGCGAGACCACAGCGTTACCACATCAAAACATAAAGGTTTAGTTAGTCGCGCAATTCCACACGGTTTGCCTGTGTTTAGCGTCCCATACGTCGATGCAGATAGGAGTCCACTAACTCATCTCGAAAATTGTTTCGCATACGTGGAGACGATAGAGCAGACAATCGGGAAGTGTGCCCGTGCGCGTTCGTCGTGGCGTCGCGAGTACAGTCACAAATACGCAGTAGAGACTGCGTCAGAGTATCGCGACTACATTCAATTTTTCGCGGTACCGGATGCGCCACCAGTACCGGACGTGCCCACACTCGAAACCTTGACGCCAAAATTCGCCAACAAACGCGAAAAACTGGCCACGGAACGACGCGAGGAAAAAGAGCGCGTACGGGAAACAGCCCGGATCAAGGAGCAGACGGAAAAACTAGAACGGTGGCGTCAAGGTGAGATTATCTATTCCAATTTTCGCGGATGCCCGATTGCGCTGAGGATTCGCGGAGATGTGGTAGAGACAACGATGGGCGCGGAGGTACCGATAGAACACGCAAGACGTGCACTTGTGTGGGTAAAAACCGTTATGGAACATGGAGTGGAGTTCATTCCCAATGGGAAAACTTTCCACATTGGCCACTATTCGGTAGACAGGATAGAGACCGATGGAACTCTCCATGCCGGATGCCACATCATAAAATTCGACGAGATTGCGAGACTTGCGCCACAACTGCTAGCACAAGTTTAGCGTGTACTGCTCGGGCGCGTATCGGTTGCGACGCGCCTAATGAAGTACATTCAAAACTCGGAGGTGGACAGTGATATATAATGGTAACGTGTACTGTGCAGTAATTGGCAACATTGGTGCAACTGTCACGCGCAAGTCTGACGGCGCTAGTGTGTGGATGCAGGGAGACGACGCTGTCGAGATTGAGTCTCAAATGGATGCGTTAGACGCCACTGCAGAACGTGGATACCCTCTCGGTCCGTTCAAATCGTACGAGGAACACTTAGACGCTGTATTGAGCGCGTACGATGAGGTACTAGTGGAGGTGCAATCGTGATTAAGAACGAAAAACCGTGGCAAGTTTTTAGGGGAAACGATGACTACTACCGTTTCGTGAATCACGAGGAAAAACTCGCTACAACAGGATTCCGTTCCGAGCAAGGTCTGCTAAAAAATGCCGGCATCATCAGAATTGACGCGCAAACTACTATCCTCATGCGTGAACGTTACTCGTCTATTTTCGAGGTGCAATCGTGACTTTGAAGCAATTCATAAAGGAACACCGCGAGGAACTGGACCGCTGCATTGCCCGTGCTCTAGGTCGGGAGACTAACCCGCGAGCAAACGACGATGAGCGGAGACTGTGGATATTGAACGACGAAGGACTGTACCGCTGGGCACGGTCCGGGGGAGTGAAGATATAGCCTAGAGGTCCGTTCGTGCGCCATATTGACCGTGTGTGAGTATACCGGGCATTTTACGGGTACTCGTGCGCGACATCGGTAGTCAAAACTCGGAGGAGGAGACATGTCTGCACAAGAAACTGGTTTTATTATTCAATACCAGCACCAGGACTGCCGCGTGAGACCTGACGTGGAATGGGAGGAGGAATGGAGCTGTGCACGTAATTCCGAATGCCCGGAGTGTGGTGTCAAGGATATTGAACCCGTCAGCTGGGAGGAAGTGTAGGGAATTGAACGCAGTGGTGCGCGTGGAAGTCACCACAACTAAACTCGGAGGAGTATGTACCAATGCGTTTACTTTACGATAGGTCAATCTATCCTGAACCAGACTACAGTTGTCCGGCGGACGAGCGTGCAGCCGCTACCCGACTCGTAGGGCATAAGCAGAAGCCCTTTGACAGGGATGAGGATGACGCGCAGAAGCGACTCGACAGGGATGCGGACGAGGACGATATCCTGCCCGGAGACTTTGCGACGCAGCAAGAGTATGAGGATGCCCTGGAGGAGGCCGGGATCAATCCCGATGACGCAGCGCCGTGGGAGGAGCAGGACTAATGCCGCTACCAATAAAGCAACGGACCACACTGCAGTGGAGTCGCGCCGATGTAACTAAGCGTGTGCGGATCCAGGTACAGAGATGGAAAATATCCTGAGCACACGTACAACCACGACCTGGAGGTGACACACTCGGACCTGTCGGGCACATTTGAGGTGACGATAGACATCGATTCGATTGTGCGCGTACTCGCCGGACGTGCGGCAAAAAACAGCACCGGGAAAGCTGGCACATTCGGCGGGAGGATCAAGGCGAAAAAACTGTTCCAACAAACGGAGCGTACGCGTGTGTCGGTGCATCCGATCCCGGAGCAATTTGAGGAGGTGGTGCTGGTCGGAATACCAGCGTCGCAGTAGAAGCGCACCGTCACGGAGCGCAACGGGCAGCGCGGAATGCCCGTACAAAACTCGGAGGTAGTCATGTCTAAAAGATTTGAATGTGCGAATTGCGGTAAGCGGTGGCGCGAGGACCAGCTGAATGAAGTGCGCGACTTGTCCATGCGTGTCGGTCCAGGGGAACTGATGCCGGCGGGAGAATGCCCGGATAAGGATTGCGGCGCAGTGTGTCATGAAGTAGTTGTAAGGAAAGAAAAACTGGTCCCGTATCGCGTCCACATCTTTAACGCCAGCGGCACCGATGTGTGGGACGCCGTTGTCATGATGAGCGACAGGAAAGCACAAGAGATGCGCGAGCGACTGGTCAAGGCCGAGGCGCGTGGTCTCGTGCCTGAAGGTTGGTTCGTCGATACACCGACCAGTCCGTACACCGTACGGGACCTGGAGGACTTCCTGGACCGGATCAAGGTGTACCGCTAGAAGCACTGTGTCACGGAGCGGATCGCCCTGGCCCCTAATATCAATATATAAGTACTATAGACTTGACTTTTTGTAAGTATACCGTATACTAGGCCGGTTTTGGACCTAAGTCCTTTAAATCATCGTTGTTAGGAGAAATCGACCCCATGTCTAACACCAGCACAGCCGCGAAGAAGGGATTAGCCGCGTTCATAGCGCCGAAACAGGACAACAAAGCAAATCCCTATCGCGGTATCGAGGTCAAGGATGGCCGCGATCAGAGCATGAACGTCAGCGCCAAGATCGCAGGGTACAGGAAACGCGAGATCGATATGTTGATTGCTAGTAGAGGTGGACAAGAGCGCGGATGGCGCACCGAATCGGACTTCATTAGATTCGCGCTGAGAATTGCTCTGGACTTCGTCGCCGACGAGCGCAAGACGGGCGAGGACAAGGTCTTTATTACCGAGCACAACGTCAACAACCACATCGACGAGGTGGCGCAGCAGAAGATGCGCGTCTTAGAGTTCGTTAAAAGTTTTGACAGCCTGCACCAAGTGGTGACGCAGTTGACGGCGCAGGGGATGCTGGGCGAAGCGAAACAACTGGTGTACGAGACCTATCAGCGCGTGAAGATGCTCGATCCGGGAGAAGTCAAGGATCACTATTACCAAGAGCTGAAGTCACGATTCTCTGCTCTGATGTCACGCGAGAGAGTAGACTTGCGCCCGAGCAGGACGGTGAAAGAATTGTTTGAGGACCCGTACGAGCACGCGAAGAAACTGCGAGGATGAAATGAGACAACGACAATTAGCTGCGAGCATTGTCGAAGCGATGACGGCGATCCTGGCGAGGTGTGATGGCGCGAGATCGCTGGACGGCGAAGGATTCAGTAAATTGGATCGCGATGACGGCGAGGCACTGGCCGGGATGTCGCCCGAGGAGCTGGACCTGGAGGACATCACGTTGGGAAAGCGATTGGTGCGGAAGTATCGGCGGCAGCTTGAGGAGTGCGACATCGATGTCGATGCGATTGTAAATTCAGGAACAGCGTGGGGAGTGAGGACAAATGGAAACAAGACCGATGTCGAAGCGAGAGATGTGGTTGCGCGTTGTCCTGGTGTGGTCGTTGCTCGCCCTGCAGCTAACATTGCTGTGGGTCTGCCTGCACCAACAACATTCGATCTCCCCGAGAAATTCACAGAGTGGCGACACAATCAAGACGCCGCAGTCTTGAGAGCACTAGACTCGCCGAAACGATTCGTTGTACTCGCGCTGCCGACTGGCGCAGGCAAGAGTCTCGTCTACATGGCAGCGGCAAAACTATCGGGACTGCGGACAGCTTTCTTGACCGCGACTAAGAATCTGCAGTCGCAACTGGTGGATGATTTCAGCGTCTCGGGACTAGTGGATATTCGCGGCGCTAACAATTACGAATGCCTGGAGAGCAAGCCTAAGCAGGGCGAGATATTCAGGACCGTGAACTGCGATCACGGGTATTGCCGTGGCGGCGGGAAATGCTCCCGGATGGACGGCGGGTGCCTGTACTTCGACCAGGTCCGGCGCGTCAACAACGAGAAATTAGTTGTCACTAACTATTCGTACTACATGACTAAACAGTCCACCGAGCAACCGATGGGAACATTTGAGATGCTGGTCATGGATGAGGCGCACGACGCGGTGGACGAGCTGGGATCGTTCGTCGGCGCGAAACTGCAGCAGTCCGAGGTCCGGCGATTGCTGTCGGATGATCTGCCGGCGTATGAGACCGACCTGGAGAAGTGGCGCATGTGGGCAGTGCCGCACGCGATCAGTCTGGTACAGCGCATCTCTCAGATGAAGAGTTCGCTGAAGCTGGGACTGACCAACGATTGGCGTGCATCGATGCGGTATATGAAGGACATGGAAAAGCTGCTGTTTGAGATCGAAAAGATCAGGAACATGCAGGGCGAATGGATCGTCGATATCGTCAGGACAGGATCGGAGCGCAGAGTAGAAGCACAGCTGGATCCCGTGTGGCCTGGTGCGTACGCGGAGCAGGCACTGTTTCGCGGGATCAAGAAAGTTATCCTTACCAGCGCCACGGTGAGACCTAAGACGCTGGAGCTGCTTGGTGTCGCGCCCGACGATGTCGAGTTCGTAGACTTCCCGTCAGTGTTCCCGAAAGAGCGCAGGCCGGTGATCCATGTGAGCACAGTGAGGATGGATAAGAACGCGGACAATGGCGACAAGAAACTGTGGGTAGCGAAGATTGACGCGATCATCAGGGAGCGTGGCGACAGGAAAGGTATCATTCACACGGTGAGTTACGACAGGGCAAAGTATATCTTCGATAACTCTAATTTTCGCGACTACATGCTGATGCACGAGACGAGAACAGCGCGGGACATCATGGAGGTGTTCAAGCGTGGCGAGGCACCGCTTATTCTCCTGAGTCCGAGCATGACTACTGGCGTTGACTTTCCCTACGACCAGTGTCGCTACCAGATCATCGCCAAGGTCCCATTCCCGGACACCAGGAACAAAGTGATGGCGGCGCGGACGAAAGAGGATCCCACGTACGCGCACTACATCGCGATGCAGACACTGGTGCAGATGTCCGGGCGCGGCATGAGAGCGGCAGATGATGCGTGCGAAACAATCATTGTGGACGACCACGCGAAGTGGTTTATTCCCAAGTGGCGGATCTTCGCGCCGCGCTGGTTCATGGAATCGTTCATGAGCGTGAACATGGTGCCGAGACCGATCAAACTGGAGACCTAAAAATGCTAAAAGATTTGCGCGAGTTCCTGGAGTCCGAAGGCGGCGAGAAAGCAATCGTGATCTCGATGCAGGTATGGATCGTCATGATCGTCGTCGTGATGCAGGTGACCGGGCACCAGTTGAAAGAGACGGGACTGGTGCTGGCGACAAATTCGTTCACGGCGCTGTTCGCGGTGCTGCTGCGGAGTTTCAAGAAAATCTGAGGGAGGAAGAAAATGGCGAAGGCGACGACGGTGAGGAAGTACGATGTGCTGGACGACGTGATTGTCGTGATCGATTCCATTCTCATCGAAGCTGATGATGACGGCGGACGCGAGCAGGTGGATGTGAATCGCGCAACGGTGCAGGGATGGGTGGATCGATTGCGCGGAGTCCGAGCCGCGATCACCGAGTCGAGGCGGCGGCGATGAGTGCGACGAGTGATAGACATAAGTACTTTGGCCCATTCTGCCGGCAGGTCAGGCGATGCGGGAAGTTGTTGGCGCTCCTCCCTATGGAAATTATCGCGGTGCAAATTGGGATTCGGCTTTGGCAGCAGCGCAGGGCCAGCCAGAGAAAGAGAGCGGACGATGACGGATGCTGAAGTAGCGAGAGAAGTGAAAGCGTTGATTAGCTTCTACGAACGCCGTCGAGCGAACTGGCTGTTGGCCGCAGAGTTTACGCTGGCTAAGCACAGCACATCACGCAGCGATGGGAGAATTTGCAGTCACATCTGCATGCCTTGTCGGCATAGTGAGATGGCGGCGCAAAGACGGAAAAAGAGCGGACGATGAGCGAAGAGACTGTCAAAACGCATCCGGTTCAAGTGCGCGACCACAAAGGGAATCGTGTTGACGGTGGACGCTGCCCAACGGTGGTAACGATGCTGGCCTACGAAGTCTATTGCGCCGTATTCCGCCCACAAGAGGCTTTGGTGACAGGTCATTGCCGTGGTGGATTCAGTACCGGGGAATTGATTGCGTTTCTGTACGCCCGAAATTTTCCGCGCAGCGAGTGGCAAAAGCGAGTAGATGAAGCATTTATCGGAATGGAAAAGCTATGAAGCGGAGCGAGAAAGCCAAAGCGGGGCCGAAGTTTCGCGTGGGGCAGGTTGTGCGGATGTGGAGGTACGGTTATTACTTGCGCGTGACGTTCTCGTACCAAGTAGCGGAGGGCGTCGGACGAGGATTGCGCTGGTGGTACAAGCTCGCCCACTACAACCAGATGGACACGATTGACAACATTCGAGAGACGGATTTGCGCCCGCTGACGGTGCGTGAGGCTGGCCCAGCGCGAGGGAGGAAGCGGAAGTGAACGACCGTAAGCTAGTTCTCGAAATGCTTCTGCGTATGCGGGAATCAGAGCAATGTGCCCGTGTGGCTCGCACGCAGTTGGACAAAGCTGTGTGGCTGTCACGCGCTCGTGCCTTCGATGAGATTTACACAGAACTGAAAGGGCGCGGCTATGCGGATCGGTGATTTGGTTCGCGTTCCGCGTGACCAGTTCTTTCGCGGCGGCCATGAGGGACACGTTATACAGGTTACGCGTGACGGTCTCGTTGTGGACTTCGAGAAAGATTGTTTCGGAGACCGGAATGGAAGTTTTATCTTCAATGCGCTCAACATTTTTTCTCGCGACACTTCTGAATGTCGAGGCGAAAGGCCGCATAAACATTGGCGATAATGCGTGTCAAGTCAGGCACTTCAGTGGTGCAAGTGCTTTCGTTCCGTCAGCTTTCGCCCCGTGTTTACGAAAGTGCAAAAGTACGTTTGATAAAATAGTGGCACGCTCAAAGGAGAGCGAGCTATGAGCATACGAATCCCTATTCCGCGAAAGCATTGGGCGGCAGTGTTACACGATACTGCCAGACTTTTAGATGACCTAGCTCCAAAACATTCATGCCCAGAATACGTTCGTGGATACGCCAAGGATTTACGGCGAGCTATCAAGCAAATTGACTCTGAAATACTTAGAGGATATGGCAGGGAGAGCACCCGATGAAGCGGAGCGAGAAAGCCAAAGCGGGGCCGAAGTTTCGCGTGGGGGAGTGGATTCTTGTTCGCGCTGTTGTCGGTGTAAGCGGCGAAGCGGATGGCGGACTATTCGTTCGCCTCAATCCAGATGACCCTGAAGTGTGGGTACATCTAAGCGACGTGCGCCCGCTTACCGCCCGCGAATCCGGCCAGCGCCAGCGAAAGGGGAGGGGATGAAGCGTGAATCTATTTTCGCACAGATTGAACGCCACGAACGTTTCCGCCTACGTATGGAAGCGAGACACCAGAAACATATCGACAAAGGGAAACCCAGACCTAATACCTGCTTTCATTGTCGCTTAGATGCAGCTAAGAAGCGTCGAGAGGCCGAGCGCCAAGCCAAGGGAGAACAGCGATGAGCGAGCAGCCCACGAATCCAACTAATGGTCGCTTCGTCTGCACGCCAGAAAACCCGATGCCCCGCAGGGAGAAGCGGAGAAAGAGGGATCGGCAACAGGTATTGACATTTAGGAAATTCTCCTGTAAGGTGCCTCTCACACTCGGAGGTCAGAGAAAATTAGTACTCACTCCGAAATATCCTTTCGCGCTTTAGGAGGCGCAACATTATGGCGTTTGGAAAAGCACAAACAGCAGCGGTACCTGCAGGCAAGCCGACATTCGGACGCAAACCTGCACCAGCTCCAGCAGCAAAGGCAGTGACTCCGGCCAGCTCAGGTCGCAGGATCTCTCTCAAGCCGAGCGACCAGCAATCGGGCGGGATCCTCGATGACGTCGATGTCGTGATCCAGTCGGCGCTGTTCACCACGTTCGATTACAACGGGCAGACCGAGCCTGGACTGTCGCTCAAGGTCATCTTCGTCGAGAAAGACGGCAAAGAGACCGAGCAGCATTTCAGCGCGGGAAAACTTGAGCACATGGTCCCCACTGCGGATGGTCGCGGCGTCGAAGCGGCAGTCGGCAGCAACAAAACGGGACTGAACGATAATTGCAACGCGGCACTGTTTCTGAAGTCCATCGTCGATATGGGATTCCCGGAAGACAAGATCGACGAGGCGGGATCGAGCACTGAAGTGTTTGAAGGCACCAATGTCCACCTCAACGCTGTCGCCCAGAAGAAGCGTGCAGGTCTCGCCGCGCATGACGACAAGGTCAGGACCATTCTCCTGGTCACCAAGATCAATGAGTTCCCCTGGGAATCGGGCCAGGAGGCTCCTGCATCCACGAAACCCGCCGCCAAGGGTAAACTGGCTACTGTCCCGTCGAAAGCCCCTGCAGCCAAGGCTAATGCAGCGCCAGCTACCAATGGAGGCGCTGACCTGGACGACGAGGCCGCCGCCGCCATTCTCCAGGTCCTGGAGGCCGAGGGCGGCGCAGTCACGAAGAAGATGCTGGGCATGAAGGTGTTCCGCGTCCTGGGTCAGTCCCCGAATCGCTCCCCGATCCTGAACCTGTGCGGCAGCGACGACTTCCTCGGGCAGGAAGGTGCTCCGTGGCAGTTCGACGGCACCACTGTCGCGGCACTGTAACCGTACCGTTAACCTCTAACTTTAACCTCGACCTTTCACAGTGTCGGTCTCGGGCGAGAAGGGCACTGTGAATGCTGCCGGGGAGAAGATCGGGCCTTGCGTTTCACTTGCACGGCATCGTCCCCACAACGACGACTCCGCTGAGTGCAAACCTCCGAGTGGCGCGAATCTCCCCGGCGAGTTGTAAAATTTTTTAGGCGGTAAATTCAGGATCGAATGAAAATTTTAGAACTCTCCACTGACCACCTGAGCAACGCGCAGGAACTGGCACGGGCGCACGGTGGATCGAGAATCGCGGAAGGGACCCACGTCAGTGAAATCATCCGGGATATCCAGAATAAAGTCACGCACAAGGGCAAGCGCAAAAAGTTTTCTGAACTGTCTTCGGAAGAACGCAGGCGCATGGGAAACTTCACGTCAATGGGATGGGCGTTTGAACGGGTCATTGAGTCTGCATTGTGTGAAGTGTGGGGAGTTTATTTTGAGCGCGAAGATCGATATACAAAGACCGGATCTCTTTGTCTGGACGGGATCACGGGGACGCCGGACTGGCTCGACCAGCACACTTGGAGTGTTGTCGAATTTAAAGCTACGTGGAGAAGCAGTCGCAGAGATCTTGCGAACGATTTCGCGTCATGGCTGTGGCAGATAAAAGCGTACTGCAAGATGCTCGCGACCACGACAGCGGAACTCTACGTGTTCTTCGTCAACGGAGACTACCGGGAATCGGGACCGCAACTGAAAGCGTTTTCGATCAGCTTTACGCGGCAGGAGATCGACGAGAACTGGGCCATGCTCAAGAGTCATGCGAGGGGACTGGGACTAAATGGATGAGCGAGCGAAACGTGAAGGCATCGAGGGGATTGTGGTCATCGCGTGCTGTCTGCTATTTGCAAGCGGCGTGGGTATGGTTACGCATACTGTGGGGTGGTTTCTGATCGCGCTGCCGGTGGCGTTCGTAGCGGTGCGGACACTGAGGAATTATGGGAAGTAGAGACAAGAGAAAGCCGCATGTGCCGACGACCAATCCCACGACGTACGTCCGGCGCAAGGTAACGCTCGACGGTCTGGGCATCTGTCTCGACATCAACGCGACGGCGCGGATCCGGCAACTACACCTGCAGAGTGAACTTTTGAAAATGACCTCGGAGGAAAAGGACAAATGGCTAAAGGAAAAACTGGCAGCAATGGGAATGGTATCGTCACCAGCAGCGGCGGCTTCATCAGAGCCGAGTCCCAAGGCAAGCGAAGATTCGTAGGGACCATCGATGCGCTGGAGAAGTGCGGTAAGGATCACTTCGCGTTAACTTCGCCGGGACCTATAGGAATAATCTCGCTAGACTTGGGACTGGACGGCGTGGTACAGAAATTCCAGGATAAGAAAGAGATCTGGGTCGCCGAGCACAGAGTCAACACGACCAAGCTGCGAGCTGAGTTTTCGGCAGCTGATGTGGCCGGGATCGCGTCGGAAGCGTGGGACAACATCATGAAGGATTACGACGAGATGCTGGTATCGGGAGCGCGGACCGGGATCATTGATACTGGCAGTGAGTTGTGGGAGATCCTGCGACTGGCGCGATTCGGGAAACTGGAACAGGTCAGGCCGCACCACTACGGTCCAGTCAACGCGGAGTTTCGCGAGGTCATCCGAAAAGCATTCGACACCGACATGAATATGTGGTTGCTGCACAAGATGAAAGATGAGTACATCAACGACAAGCGCACCGGCGATGTGAAGCGCACCGGATTCGGCGACATGGGATTCATGGGACAGATATCGCTCAGGTGCTGGCGCAACGACGAGGAAAAGTATCCCGACTGCTTCCACGTCACGGTCACCGATTGCCGCAAAGCACCGGAGCTGCACGGTTTCGATATGAACGGGGAGATGGCGACTGTCGCGACACTGGGACAGCTCGCGTTTCCAGACAGCAGTGAGGAGGACTGGCAATGAGCAAGAGGATATCTTTCAACGAGCTGTATATCTCGTTTCGCGGCGGCGATGGCAGCGACTTCCACAATTCCAAACTGATCGCGGCGGCAATCCACAACGCGGGAGAAGTGATCGCAGCGGAGATCGCCGAGACCAACGCGATCCTGCGGACGTTTACAAAAGTTCCTGGACCAGCGTCCAGCCTCAAGCTGACTCTGGGAAAACCGAAACCACAATAGGAGGTAGAAAGAATGCCGAATTTTCAACTTGGTGATACAGAAAAGGTGCCGTACGCGCTGACAGAGTTGGACGCGGACAGCAACCCGACCTCGGGGAAGCCGGACGATGTCATCAGCATCGTTTCCGACTCGACCGATTCGCTCAGTGTAGTGCCGGACGCGTCACCCGCAGCCGGATCTGTCGCGTCGGGTTTCCTGGTCGGTGGCAAGGTGCTGAAGTCCGGCGTCAATGTCACCGCGACGGTAACTCACGCCGACGGGACATCGCTCAGTGTGGCCGACGTGATCGATGTGGTCGGCGGTGTCGCGTCCAGTCTGAGCCTCGGACTTGGCGCTCCCGTATCGCAGTAGATCTTGTGACCTTTGCCGAGCCGCGTGTCTTGGAAAATACACGCAAAATTTCTCGGAGGTAATTCCCTTTCCATGCTGCTACTTGATAACCGTGTAGGGTCCGGCGACCTGACCACATATTTCACGGCATGGAAAGTACCTCATCAGTTATGCCGCTTGGAGTACGCCGATGTCGCGTTCACTGGCAACGGTCCCGACGGCATGGACATCGCGATAGGGATCGAGATCAAGAAAGTGAGGGACGCACTTGCTTGCATACAGGACGGGCGATTTGCTGGTCATCAACTTCCTGGCCTCGTTGAGAACTATGCGCGTACGTGGCTTGTCATCGAAGGCTCCTATACTGTGGATTACCAGTCTGGGTTGCTCGTACATCATCGAGGCCGAAAGCTGCAGCCTGTTACTCTTGGCCGGAATGGTTCCGGTCGTCAATTCATGTACCGCGATTTGTCTAACTGGATCACAACAATCGAGACAAAGACTCCGGTCCGTGCTCGTCGGACCAGTGGACGAGTCGAGACCGCGAGATTTTGCGCCGACCTCTATTCTTGGTGGACGAATAAAACCTGGGACGAGCATCGCGCTCATCTCGCTTTTGACGAGCCTCTGCCCGATCGTGGATTGCTCACACGGCCCACACTCGCTAGACGAGTTGCCAAAGAGCTGGTGGGAATTGGTTGGACAAAGTCGGGAACGGTAGCGCGGAGATTTAAGAGTGTCATTGAGATGTGTATGGCGTCGGAGCAGGACTGGAGAGAGATCGACGGGATCGGGAAGACGCTGGCGAAGAGAATAGTCGAGGAGCTGGAGGGGAAATAAAATGGAGAGAGGAGCAGCGCGGCGATCAGATCCAGACACTAGTCATGTGGGTGCTAGGATGACGACACTACAAGATGACAGCTATCTACCTTACAAGGCGATGGCTGAGGTGACAGTCGCGAGAGATTTTTATGAGGCCGGAATCCTTTCACTGTCCGAGTACTTAGAAAAAGTAAACGAAGTGAGAGGAAAAGTGGGTATGAGACCCTTGACGATGTCGGAGTTCAACCCACTAAAAATTTTACCGGAGCGTCGCACCTGTGCCTAACACGCCATACAACTCTCGCCACGTCCCCGGCGAAGGTCCCGTTCCCTGCCGCGTGATGCTCATCGGCGAAGGTCCAGGCGAGACGGAGAACCTCATGGGTGCTCCCTTTCGCGGCAAGTCCGGGGCGCTGCTGACGGATATGCTGATGCGCCAGGGGATCAATCGTGATGACGTCTATGTCACTAACCTAGTCAAATATCATGTTCCCGGCAATGAAGACCCCACGCCGGAGGATATCGAGCGCGACCACGACGAGCTGCAGATGGAGATCGCGGCGGTAGAACCTGAATACATCGGACTGTTAGGGAGAGTAGTGTCGCGGCAGTTCCTCGGGAATATAGATCTGGAGTGGGCGCACGGCCTGCAGTGGCACCGAAATAGGACGGCGGATCTCATGCCGATGTACCATCCCGCGCTAGGACTACACAGTCCTGACGCGTTGCCTCTGATCCAGGACGACATCAGACAGTTCGCGCTGATGATTAAGGGGAAGCTGGAGGTTGTGAGTCACGAGGACCGGCATCCGAAGCCGCGCTATGTCCTGCTCAAGAACCAGCTGCCGCTGCTCGATCCCAAACTCCCGATCTATATCGACACCGAAGGCAGCGTGGCTCGTCCCTGGGGATTGAGTTTCACGCAGCGGGACGGACGCGCCTACGTTATTCTCGCCGCCAACACAAAAATTTTATTCCAGCTCGGCAGCTTCATCGCGCTCAACGAGATGACGGTCGTCCTGCACAACGCGATGCACGATATCCCGGTGCTGCGAGTAATGGGAATTGTCTTCGACAACTTTCGCGACACCATGATCCGGGCGTACCACTTGTGCATCGAGCCGCAAGGTCTCAAGCCGCTCGCCCGTCGCCACGCGTCAATGGTCATGGACAGCTACGACGACGTGATCTCCGCAGCACGCAGGAAGAAGTGCGAGACTTACCTGAAGGGAGTGCTGGCATGGCTCGACAAACACTGGGTAGAAGAATCAGCAACATTCTCACGAGCAAAAGCAAAGAAGGCGAAGAAAGCGAAACCGACTACGCCACGCGCTGGAAAAAGGTCTGCGAAGATCTCCCGGCGGAGACCGCGATCATCGTTGACGCTTGCGGGGACTTACCAGAAACAACTTTAGACGACATCCCGTTGAAAAAGGCGGTGAGATATGCTGCGCGTGACGCTGACGCTACTTGCCGTGTGGATCGTGCTCTCGCTCGCAATCATCACGACATGGGCCTCGATCAAACTGAGGAGATCGATCTGGGTGCGCTTCCGATGTTTGAGCGTATGCAGAGCAACGGTCTCCTGGTGGATCGCGAACACTTCGTCGAGTTCGGAAAGTTTCTGGCATACGAGATGGAGCGGGTTGAAGCGCAAGTCCGCGAGATGAGTGGGCTGCCGGATCTGAACCTCGCGAGCGGCGACCAGGTAGCGGAGATGTTATACAACGCGGAGACATCACTCTATGGTAATGTCGCCGGGTTCGGCCTCAGCACCAAGCGCATGACCAAGTCCAGGAAAAGGATGGCGACCGATGAGAAAGCACTCCAGGTTCTGCGTACGCGACACCCCGTCATCCCCCTGCTCCTGCATCACCGGGAAGTGGCTAAACTCAAGGGCACTTACTGCGATTCTATTCCGCGACTGGCGTCCGCCGATGGACGCATTCGTGCTAACTTCCGGGTTACCCGAGTCCCTACCGGGAGGCTCGCAGCTTCCGATCCAAATATACTCGCTATCCCCGCTCACTCAATTTTTGGGAGAGAAATTCGCCGAGGGTTTATCGCGCCGCCAGGGTGTGTGCTCGCGACTTGGGATTACAGCGGAGTTGAGATGCGCTGCATGGCCCACGAGAGCGAAGATCCGACTATGTTGGACATCTTCCGTACTGGGCAGGACATTCACGATCAGACAGCGAGTAGAATGTTCGGAGTGCCAATTGTTCAGCTTGATAAGACGAAGCATAGACTCCCTGCCAAGAGAGTTGGTTTCGGCATCATCAATGGAATTACGGGAAAAGGTCTCTCAGAGCAGTTCGATCTTGCTGGAGAGCTGGGGGCCGAACCCAAGAGTGAGGCCGAGTGCGATGAGTTGATCGCGGCATGGTTCGATATCTATCCCGACGTGAAAAGGTACATGGATAGGGCGGCGAGCGAGACGAGGCGCTACGGATTCGTACGCGACCACTGGGGCCGGATCCGATATCTTCCCAACATCTATAGCGAGATCCCCAGGTTCAGGGAGGAAGCGGCAAGACAGGCGGTGAATCACAAGATTCAAGGCATGGCGCAGGGGATCATTAAGCGCGGCATGAAACTGATCTGGGATTATTTGCTGGACTGGTGGCGCACGACCGACGCGAGAGTAGAACCACTGATTCAGGTACACGATGAGTTATTGTTTGAGGGAGTGGAAGGGATATTCGATCCCGACAGGTACTCGCTCAAGAATGACATCGGCGACCTGATGAAATTCGCAGCACAGTTGAAGGTGCCGCTGGAAGTGAATCACGCGACGGGATCTAGTTGGGGGGATCTTGAAAAGTAAACGGAAACTATCGGCACAGGAAGTGGCACTGATGATGAAGGTGCGCGACCAAGTGGTCAGGATGCAGAGATCGGTAGCGGCACCGGAACCTGATCTGACGGTGAAAGAGTATCGTGGAATGGATAAGACAATCTCAATCATGGAGGTCGTTAGCCGTGCGTCTTACAACTTCGGAGCTGGCACAGTCTTTAGCCTACGTCGAGCGCAGGGAAAGAACGCTGGCGTGGGACATGAGAGCGGAGACACCAAGAGTATTGACATTTAGGAAATTCTCCCGTATACTCCCCAAAGTCGTAGTAAAATCTACTCGGAGGCGACAGTCATCATGGCAACCAATGCACACGCAGCAACCGTAGCGGCGAAGACCGAACTTGGGATCATCCCCAGCTACAAGGACGCCGGGATCAGCAACAAGATCCTGAAGCTGTCCAAGGATTACAACGAGGCGCAGGCGCTGGCGAAAAAGTTCGACGCCGAGCGTAGGGAGATCGCGCAGGAGATTCTCGTGGAGCTGGCCAAGGCAGGGCTGAACGCGAAAGAGGGAGCGCCGATCCACGTTCTCGTGAACGGTCTCAAGGTCAGCGCCATCGCCAGTCACAACAGCACCATCAGTAAAGAGAAGTTGCTGGAGGCGCAGGTCCCGGCGGAGACCATCGTGGAATGCACCGTGGAATCGAGCTACGAGTATGTCCTCGTGACCGATGTCGCCAAGGCACAGGTAGCGCGGAAAGAAAAGAAAGCTGGCGTCAAGAACATTGCCGCTGCCAAGGCCAAGAAATCGCGCCGGTAACTCGACGTGTGTATACCCGCACGGGTCTCACTCTACTCGTCAGTGACCCACGTAGCGCCGGATGGGAGCGGAAAACCGGCGCAAAATTTATTTGGAGGTAGTCAGTGACGGAACTATTGACACCGAAGTGGACCTGCCTCCGAGACGACGAACCTCACTTTGCCCCCGAGCGCCCCCACGCGAATGATGCCGGATTCGACATGACAATATCCCGCGACGTGGTCATCGAGTCCGGCGCGTTCGCGGCACTCCCCACCAATGTCGCTATCGCGCTGCCAGATGATGTGTGGGCGCTGGTCGTAGGCCGCGCTTCGACGTTCTACAAACGCGGTCTCATCATAAATATCGGCGTCATCGATCCTGGATATCGCGGCGAGGTCATGGCGCTGACACACAACGTAGGTACTGACGTCATGATCGCGCACAAGGGAGAGCGGCTGTTCCAAGTGATCCCGATGCGGAGTGTGGATCTGAAGTGGGAGTTTATAAAGCGTGGCAAGAATCTGCCCGTGAGCCATCGCGGCGCGTCAGAGGTAGGATCGACGGGCGGTTACATCACAACTGCGATAGATCCCAAACCATGACGCTGAGACCTAGCCGCGCACACCGTCGCGAAGGATGCCGCCTGGGTGGACGCTGCCTGCGCTGTGGTTGCCGCACGACAGGGAGTCAGAGGTATTGTGGGAAGCGTGGACCAGGGCGTCCACTGTATCGCGGCAGCCGATGCCAGCGGTGCTGGGAAGATCGCAAGCAGCGCAATGCAAACCGCAAACGTTAAGGAACGAGATCTTCCTGCGGGATCTTGTTCAGATCGATAGGCTGTCCCGTCTCCTGCTGGTAGGCCGCCAGCGCCTTGGTCAGGATCGCCTGGAATGCTTGCTCGATAGCGATGGGCAGTGCGAGCTGCGGCACCGCTGACAATCCCTGCAGCGCCAAGTTGATGATGGAGAGAATGTTCTGGAGTTTCGACGGCGGTGCCGGTGACGGTGACGGTACTGGAGGTGTCGTTGACATGGTTCTATTGCCCTGCCTTTACTGCGGCGAGCGCCGCTGTCTCAGTCTTCATCTGTGCCAGTGAATTTGTGACGGCATTGGATTGCTCTGTGGTCGCGGTCCCGGCGAGTGCCGCCGCGTGATATTCCTTGTACGCATTGTCCGCAACGTTGTAGCCGCGAATCAGATCGTTCAGCACCGTCCTCACTTTATCCGCGAGAGTGCCGGGGAACTTTCCAGCGGCGAGTTCATCCTTCGTGGTCTTGATAACCTGGTCCGTCACCAGCAGCGCGTCGTAACTATCGGAATCGAAAGTGTTCGCGGCACCGGGATGGTTGACGTGTTTGGGACCGCACGCGTCGAGAGAAAATATCAGGGCCAATGCGAGGACTGCGATGGAAAGTTTCTTCATTGGTATCGTCTCCTAGTGCGCCAGATCATACACCTCAAGCATCGATCCCTGCAACCTCCCACACGGCCTGCGATCCCGAGCCGTGCTCGTTCGCTTGTTTGTAGGTCGCGACGACGTCGTCGGGAGGTTTCTCGCCGAATTTCCCTGTGAGTTCAAAGTGAGGCTTGTCGTCCCACGCCAGTCCCGATCTCAGACCTAGGCTCTCGCCGACCATGACGATGCGGTCCCACGATGGATCCTTATCGTCCCACACCGGGCGGTTATTTTTGAACGGCGCGACATCGACGGCGAGACCGTAGTTGTGCCACGAGTATCCGGCGTCGGCCTTGGTCACGCGGTAGTTCTGGCCTTGGGAGAGCGGCGGCATCCCACAGTTAGCGCGACACGCATTGACGTCGGAGATCTCGGCGCGGCCCTGGAGGTAGAGAGCGTGCTGCTGCGCCCACGTCCTGAATCCCTGCGTGACGCGGATCTCGATACCTTCCTGCGCGAGCATCGTCGCGAGTGTCCTGATCTTACCCGCGAGTACACTGTTCACCTCTAGTAACCGCGCTTCAGAGTTGGCGTCCATGCTGTCTCCCTTAGTGAGGTGTTGTCGTCAGTCCTGTCGGTGGTGCTACCGTCGGCGGAGGCGGCGCACCGGACTGAACTGCACCGGGAGTCCAGGCTCCCGATGAAGGCCGCGCCGCACCGTTGATGTCCTGGCAGAGCGACGCGAGATTGCCCGAGCACAGAGCTGTGAGATTAGCGCCGCGATTCAACAGCGTTGACCCGGTGCCGGGGACGCCAGTGACGGGATCGATAGCGAAATTCCCGGGGATATCTGTGACCGAGTTCGCCTCCTGATTGCTGCCGACGGCGAAGAGACCTTTCCATGTTGCGAAATTAACGAAGGCACAGGAACTGCCGCAGGTCTTGACGAAATACTGTCCGGTAGTGGGACTGATCCCGTAGAAATTGTAGTCGAGGCCGCCGGTGACGAATGTCGGCGCGGTGTTGCCGAACTGATTGACGCTGGGGCCGCCGCCGCCAGGATTGTTCAAGATAGTGACGTTGTTGCGCCAGTCATCATTGGTGCCTTGCATCTTCGCGAGCGATGCCGCCTGACCGCTGACCGTGACGACCGTGTTGTTGTACGCGTGCGCCGATCCCAGGTCGCCGATGGTCAAGCACAGTGACCCATTGCTCCAGCTCCTGCTCGCGATATTGGTGAAGATATTATTGAACACCCAGATAGAAGTGCCGGCTGTCGATCCCTCGTTGAAGATATGCGCCGTGGTGTTGGCACCGGAATCACCATAGAAGTAGTTATCGTATATGTATACATTGGAGTAGGTGCCGCCACTGGTCTGGAACAGGTGGATGCCGTCGTGATGATATTTATTGGGTGACGGTAGTGCGCTATCCCAGTTCGACCAGTCGTGCATCCGGTTGTGGTGGATCAGGACCAGGTTCAGCGTCTGATTGACGACAGCAGGCACGATGTCGTGATCGGAATTGTAGATATTGCAGTGATCGATGGTGACGTTTGACGCGCTGAGACCGAAGTAGATTGCCCAGAGCGAGTCGTGGACGAGGCAGTTGTGAACGACGAGGTTACTTGCGCCCTGTGCGTGGAGCGCGGTGGGATCCGGTTGCGACGGCGCGAGATCCGTCGTCGATGTCCGTACGTATGCGTTTATCAGCGCCATGTTCTGGATCGTGACGTTGGACGTGTTATCGATATTGATGAGTTCAGAGTTCGCGTTCTGGTTCGCGAGCGCGGTCCCGTTCGCAGTGGATTGGATAGTGCCGTTGGCCGTGAATGTCAGCGTCCAGTTGTCGCCGGTCCCGAATCCGTCCATCGTCCAGAAATTTTTCCCATTGCCGTTGAAGCACCCGGTGGAAGGACACACCGCTTGAGACAACTTTGCTCCCGGCTCGTAGACGATGAAGATCAAGTGTCCGCTGGTACCGCTGCCCTGCATCGACATTGTCGTCCCGATCGTGCCGCAGAGATGGACGATGGTGTCGGGACCAATAGTCCCCGGCCAGTTCGCGCTGTTGTTGAAGAACGCTGCGGAGCGAGCGTTAGCGCAATCGGCACCAGTAGCGCCGCCAGCACCGGCGTCAGAAACGTAGACGTCGCTCGCGAGTGCTGGCGTCGCGCACAGCAAGAGAAGAAATGACAGCTGGAGTAGCAGCTTTCTCATGACGGGACCTCGCTTAAATTGTTCTACTGTCGCACGAGTTGTTAGCGTCGCACACCTGGAAGACGACGGGAGTTCCCGGTTTCAACTTTCCCGACCAGGACACAGCGTAGGTCCCAGTCGCGTTGACCTGAGCGCCTGACGAGATCACACTCGATCCCGATCTGAATGCGTAGGTGGTGCGGACATTGGGTGTCGCCGTGTAGCTGGCACTGAGCGTGGTGTTGGCACCAGTGGAATTTCTGGAGACAGTCGTGATCGAGAGTCCCGTGGGCGGTGCCGGAGGATCCTTGGGCACAACAGCGGCAACGTGATTCGATCCCACACTTTCAGTGGGATTGCACGCGGTCGGGCACACTGCCGTGACGTAGTAAGAGTAGAGACCGCCAGCGACGACAGTCGAGTCAACGAAATTGGTCGTGGTCGTGTTCCCTATGTTTGTGAACGGACCTTCCGCGCTGCATGTGCCGCCGGTGACGGTGCCAGTGCAGACAGCGCGATACAAATTGTACCTGGTGACTCCCGCCGTGACCGACGCGGTGAAACTGAGCGAGACGCTGTGCTGCGCGAGTGTCCCCAGCGCCGACGCCAGCATGATGAGAATGGCCGGGATGATTCTCTTTAGTCTCATTTCTTTTCTCCCTTTATTTTGTCTGCTTCCTGACTCAAGTACAGCCGCCACCGATCCATGCTATCGCAACGTTTGCAGCGTTTGGTGACCCGACCGAGAAAGAAAAACGATCCCGCTGTCAGCGGCAATACTACTAGAGGTGCGTTCCATACGAGCCATTGCATTGCCTGCGCGATCGCGGTCACGGTCATGTTCATCGTTGGTAGCATGGTAGTCCATAACTACATAGTTTTCAAAAGACCACTGGGTAGCCGGTTGCTGGCGGCACTACCGCTCCTGTCGTAGGCCGCAACGCAATCGACTGCATGAGCCAGTTCGTGTCGCTGTTGCCCGTCATGGTGTAGCTGCACGAGTACCCGGTGACGGTTGTCGTGACGTCGTACGATCCGTTGAGATTGGTCGTGCCGCTCACGCCGGTGAACGGTGACTGTGGCGTGAACGCGGTAGCGAAGGTGCGGCCAGTGCCCATGCAGAGAACGATGGAATTGGGTACGGGTGTTGTCAGCGATGCCGAGGAGATCGGAGATCCCGTGGTGTTCAAGGTTGCGTTAGAAAAATCCCCGAAGTTCTGGACATTCGCGAGTTCTATGATTCCGCCGAGTTGAGCGCCGCCTTGACCGCTGGAACAGTTGACAGAGTCAGCGCCGGTAGATGGTACGGTCCCTATGAAGATCTGCGAGTTGTAGTCGAAGATCATCACGGTCGCGATCACGCGGTTGAAAACGGTGCCGAGTGTATCGAAGCAGGGACTAGGCGCACCGTCGTAGAAAGTGCCGACAATGTTGGACGCGAAGATAACGATTGTATTGCCTGCAGTGGGATTGCTCGTGAAAGCGAGTGGACCGTTCAGGCTTCCCGTGTTCGCCTTGGACTGCACCACAGTGATCGTGTTGGCCGACGTCGCGACCTTCATCGTCAGCGTCTGCGTGTCGGTCGTAGTGCCGTCGCTGGCTGAGACGCTGAAAGAGTAAGTGTTGCTGACCGTAGGCGTCCCTGTGATCGCGCCGGTGCTGGAGTTGAGAGAAAGTCCCGCAGGAGGTGTCCCCGACCACGTCACTGTAGACGCTGCACCTGCCGCGCCGAGTGTGTAGTTGTAGGAGTTGGAGAGCGCACCGTCGGGAATCGCCAGCGGCGTCGAGATGTGCATCGCATTGGCCTTGAATGCGACAGTGACCACTAACCCTTGATCCATGTTCTGCCAGTTCGTGAAACTGTTGCTGTAGGATCCCGCAGCTCCCGTCACTTGGTACTCCATGCAGCCGCCGTCGTTGTTCCTTGCCATCCCCAGACCTTTGTATTTCAGATTGCCTAGGGCACCGCGAGGATCTTGAGGGCCGCAGATAGAGTTGTTGTGAAATCCTCCAGCGAGAGAGATCAGGATGTCGCCGCTGAGAGTTGTAGTGACAGCGCCACCGGTGAGAGTCGCGGGATTACCTGAATAATTTGTTGTGGTCGCTGTCCCGTCCACTGTCAGCGAAAATGACGGCGGAAATTCCATGCAGTAGGTTTGC